ATTCAATACCGCGCTGGTCAATCTCACCACCGAATTCGAAAAAGGTCTGCTGCACGATCTCGAGCGCGGCAGCATCTTGAAGCCGCCGGGTGAAGGAGTGCAGCCCGGATTGCAGCCGGGCGTGACCAAGCAAGACTGGACCAAGAAGGGTGGGGTGATCGATCCGAGCTGGGGCTGGCACAATCTATTTGGTCGCGGCGGCGGTGGCGCGACCGCGCCGCAGCACCTTTCTGATAACGCGGATGTGTTGGGCCTCGCGCCGGGCTCGCTCGGCTATGGCGATATCAGCAAAGGCTGGCGGCGCTCGACGAACATCGAAGATCATAGCGACCGCGTCGAGCAACAAACTAAAGAGGTCGACCAGAACACCGAGCAGCTGCACGGTTTGAATCTGCGGATGAAGCGCTGGCTCGACCAGGACAGGGGGTCCGTGCCGATTCGCGCCATGGCCGAAGGTGGCATTGTGCAAGGGCCAACACGTGCGCTGGTTGGCGAGGCCGGGCCGGAAGCGATTGTTTCAAAAGGCGGGACATCGGTCGTCAGCAAACCTACGCAGCTGATGCTCGGGACCGATGGCGCGCAAGCCGTTGTGCCGTTGACGTCGGCCGGGGCCGATATCGACAAGACCGTCGCGGGCTTTGCTGGTCAGGAGAAATACATCGCGGGGCGCGCACAAGCCGCCGATCTGATCCAAACTCTGGACGGATACCAGAAAGCAAATCCACAGCAGAAAAACCTGCTCCGGAAATATATGCAAACTGGCGGCGAGGGGATGAGCGCGATCGAGGAAGCGTGGTGCGCGCACACGGTCCGTTCGTCATTCCGGCAAGCTGGATTAGGTGAGTCATTAGGCGGGACATCTGCCGCCGCGTCATCGTTCAACACGTGGCAGCGTGGCGTCGACCCGACCCAAGCGCAGCGTGGGGATGTGGTCACGCTTCCCGGTATAGCGCCCTTTGGGGTGGGTGGACGCGGCCGCACCGGTCACGTCGGCATCGTCACCGGGCCGTATGATCCAAACACCGGCTCGCTCCCGTATGAATCTGGGAACACTGGGACAAGCCCGGGCATGGTCAAGCAAGCCAATCTGCCTGTTGGCGGCACAGGTTCTAATCGTGTGCTGAGTGTTCGTCGGGCCGAGCCGCGAATTCAATTGCACGCTCCGACACAGGTGGCGGCGATGGCCAGCGGGGGCATCGTCGTGCCGATGGGCGCGCCGCCGCCGGGACTCGGCGGACCAACAACATCAGCAGCAGGTTTTTCCGGCGACAGCGTTACTGCGGCGGGACATGCGGCCTATGCCGCGGCGGCGCCGCACGTGCAAAATGTGATCTCGAATATTCACAGTCTGATTGCCGGGCATCAGCGGGGAATTTCGACCGAGCCTGGGCTTGCCGCAGCGTTCAGCGGGCAGGGCGGAGATTTGTTGCGGGCTGGGTTGGTTGCAGCAACGACCAAAGAGGAACTGCTCGGCGCAGGTATTCATGGCGTGCTTGAACCGACACTGACACAGGCGGGAATGTCGAAAGCGGGCGCCGGTCTGACGTCCGACGTCACCGGAATTTTGGGAACGTCCAGTATCGTCGACAAAATGTTGCCCGCGCTCGCGGCCAGAGGCAAACAAGCTTTTCAGCTTGGTCAGGCTGCCTTGGGCTACGAACACGAAACTGCTGACCGCAAGAGCGTCGATCGTGCCGCGGGTGGCGGAGGCGGCAGCATCGAAGGCACGATGACGATCGAGCAGCGCACCGAGAACGTCGCCAAGCCGCGACGTGAGCCGCTGTTCCGGCCGACGCATATCGATCGCCGCGCGCAGATGACCCCGGCCCAGGGCGGGCCCGGCGCGCAGTCGGCGGAGGCCTCGAGCATCAGTTACGGGTGGTGATGCGATGGCAAGTATCTTCGCAATCCGCAACGCGTGGCGGGACAATCTCATTCCGGCGGCGTTTCGCGGCGCCCAGTTCCACTGTGAAGCGCACAGCTTGGAAACCGGCCGCCGCATGGTGCAGCATCAATTTCCCAAGCGCGACACCCCGATCGCCGAGGACATGGGGCATCAGGCGATTGTCTGGACCGTGCGCGGCTACGTCATCTGCTATCCGTTCGACGTTCCGAACTCGAGCCTGTACCGACGCGACTATCGGACCGCGCGCGATGAGCTGTATCGCATGCTCAGCACCGGGCAGTCGGGCGTGCTGCAGGTGCAGACGCTGCCGCCGTTCAGCGTGTGGTGCCAGCACTTCCGCATGACCGAGGAACAGAAGCTCGGCGGCTATGCGACCTTTGACATGACGTTCATGGAGGCGGGCACGCAGACCTTCCCGCTCGAGGACACGTCGACCACGCTGATCAACACCTCGCAGGACATGCGCAATCAGATCATGGCGCAGCTCGCAGGCAATCAGGGAATCGCGGGCTTCCTCAGCCGCCCGGGCGGCATCAGCTCATTGCGGCCGGGGTCCTGAGATGGACAAGGCCGACGCCGAGGAAGCCGCGGGCATCGTCCAACGGATGATGACCCAGCTCATTCGCACCGTGCCGCCGGTCGGCCGGATCGGCTCGGATGCGCGCACCGCCATCAGCGACGTGCGCGCCACCGCCTATTTGTTGCTGCGCGCTGATGCGATTGGGCCGCCACTCAACAACGCATTTGTGGCGGCGCGGACCGTCGGAGCGACGCAGCCGCAGCTCGAAGCGATCCGCACAGGCATCGCTGCCGAGACCCCGCGCACGCTCGGCGCGGTGCTGATCCAGAACACTGGCATCGAGTTGTGTCTAGTAACCGAGGCGGAGATCATCGCCGCCACCGCGTTCGTCAGCCGCCAGGATGTGGACGCGCTGAAAAAGGCGCTGCAGCAACCGTTTCAGGACGCGATCGAAACCGCCGCCGATGACATGGATCAGATGACCTATCAGAACCTGACCGCGCTATACGCGGCGGTGACCAATCATCTGGTGACGACGGCGCGGCCGCTGCCACAACTGCTGAACTACCGGTTCGCGCAGGTGATGACGACGCTCACGATCGCCTATCGGCTCTATGCCGACGCCAGCCGTGCCGATCAGATCCGCACGGAAAATAAAATCGTCCATCCCGCCTTCGCGCCTCCGACTGGAGTGGCATTATCAGCATGACCCTGACCGATACCCCTCCAATCACCCGACGCCCGGGCGAATTCAATCCGCGCGAGATCGCTGCGATTGTCGTCAACGGCATCGAATACACCGATTGGGAAACGGTGTGGGCGCAGGAACGCTGGGCCGAAGCGTTCTCATTCTTTCGCTTCACCACCGCCGAGAATCCGCCGCTGCCGGAGGTCTACACCGATCTGCAAATCATTCCCTGTGATCGCTGCACCATCGTGCTGGGCGGGGCGACCGCCATTAGCGGCTGGGTGACGCAGCGGCAGGTGGCCTACGACGCCGAGCGGCATCAGGTGCAGATCATCGGCAAGGCCAACACCTTCTGGCCTGCGAAATCGAGCATCAAGCCGGAAGATGCCAACATGGACAACATGAACATTGTCCAGATCGCCAACAAGTTGGTGGCGCCGTATGGCGTTAGCGTCGTTCCGATCGGCGATGTGGACACCTCGCCGTTTCAGCAAAAGCAAGCGCCGCCGGGCGGCAATATCTGGCAGTTCCTGGATGAAGCGGCGCGCATGAAAAAGGTGCTGCTCAGCTCCAATGCGGCGGGCGAGGTGTTATTGATCGGGCCGCACGGCATGCCGTCGGTGGCGGTGCTGAAAGAAGGCGTCAACATCAAGAAGATGCAATCCAACATTTCGATCGAGGACACATTTGCCGACATCATTGCGATTGGCCAAGTCGCCGGTCACGACGAGCAGAACATGTCGGCCGCCAACGATATGCAGGGTCATGCCGCGGGCGGCAGCTGCGTGGCGTCGACCTTGGTCATTCCGGTCGAGGACCCGGTGCAGACGTCCGCCGAGCTTACCAAGCGCGCGCAATTCGAAGCGCAATGGACGGACGGCGCCAAGGTGACGTGCAACATCACCGTGCAGGGCTGGTTCAATGAGTTTGGCGATCTGTGGCGCGCTGGTCAGCAGGTGATGGTGATCTCGCCGATGGTGTTCATCAATCAGACATTGAAACTCAAAACTGTCACCTGGACCCAGGACAGCGAGAGCGGCACCGAGACCTTGCTCGAATGCGTGCAGCCGTGGGCGCTGAACGGCAAAGGCGGCGTCAACGTCGCCGATCCGGCGCCCGCCAGTGGGCCGGTGACGCAAGTCACGCCGATGGACATGACCGGGCTCGGGCCGTTATCGCCGACGATCGGTCTCGGCGGGGCGCAGCCGGGCATCGGCCTGTTGCCGCCGGAATCGGCGTTCCCGACCGCCAGCAGCGTCCGTTCACCGCAAGGGGCGAGGCCGAGCTGGCGCGACCAACCGGTCAAATTGCCGCCCGAGGCGCTTACGCCCGGCCACGGCTGGCCGATCTTCAAGAGGAGATGAAACATGGTGCATCGTTCAACCCCGCTCGGCGCCGCGTTCCGTGGCTATGTCGGCGGCGGCTCCCGCTGCAACGTCGACACCATCGATGACTCCAAATTGATGCAGGAGATGAGCGGCACGTTTATGAACGGCGAGGCGCGCAAAGCGATCGAGGCGGCGCAGAATTACGGTTTCACCTCGCATAACATGCCCGCCGATAAAGACGAGATGGGCAACATCACCGGCTGCGCCGAAGTGGCGATGAGCTTCATGAGCGGCTCGCGCTCCTATCCGATCGCGGGCAACATGGACGATCGGCGTCACCGCTTGAAAGGGCTCGACCCCGGCGACACCGCCATGTTCCGCACCAAGAATGATTTCCTGCAGCTGCATTTCTCGCAGAAAGGCGGCTTCATGTCGGCGGCACAAAATCGCACCTTGCGCTTAGCGCTGGTCAACCAGAATGCGCAGGATCAACAACAACAAGGCGGCCAGGGTGGCAGCGGTGGCGGCTCAAGTCAGGCCGGTGTCGGCACCCGCGACAGTGGCGGCGGTGGCGGTGGCGGATCTGGCGGCAGCGGCAGCGGCAGCGGTGGCGGCCAAGGCCAGAACAAGCCGACCGGACAGACGCATCTGCTCGACGATAATCAAAGTTCCAAGCGCTTCATCCACATGACCCAGGATGAGACCGCGCACAGCGGCACCAATGTGCGGTCCTATCTCGATGACGGCGTCGGCTATCACGAAGTCAACACCGACAAGAACGTCTACACCGGCGCGCTCAAGGGCAAAGGCAAGTTCGCCAAAGTCGTGACCACGAGCGGGCCGTGCAAGAACGTCTGGGGCTTGCTGGGGTGAGACGATGGTCAGCCAAGTCCCGGATATCCGGCTTGTCCAGAACACGCTGTTCCCGCGCTACTCGGTCACGCTTGACTGGGAGCTGCTCGAGGACGGCACACTCGACGACACCCAGGCGCTGGCGACCGCGCTCTGTGTCGCGCTCGGCACGAACGGCCTCGCCTCGGTTGACGACTTGCTGCCCGATCCCGATTCCAGCGATCGCAAGGGCTGGTGGGGGGATATGGACGCCGAGACCATCTGGAACGGCTGGCCGATCGGCTCGCGGCTGTGGCTGCTACGCCGCAGCAAAATCGAAGGCCCGAACGCGCAACGCGGCGCCACCATGGCCTGGGTCCAGAACTACATCGTCGAGTGCATTCAACCGTTCGTCGATCATCGCATCTGCAGCACCTTCCGGGTTGAGGTGGCGAGAACCTCGCCGCAGCAGATCGATGCTCTGATCATCGTCTACCGCGGGCCGCAACCGATCATCGAGCTGCGCTATGCCGTCCTTTGGGATGAGCAGGCGCGCTGGTCGCGTGGCGGCGACAGCCCGCCCAACGACAGGTAGCCGATCGGCCTAAACGCACCGGTGGCCGCCCTTTGGCGCCGCGGGCCTATTCCGGAACATCCCATGCCCTGGTCGACTCCCACGCTCCGGACGGTGCGCGGCCTTGTCCGCGATTCCGTCAACGCCGCCCTACCCGGCGCCGACGCCACGGTGCCGAATTCGGTGCTGCGGGTGGTATCCGATAGTCAGGGCGCGCTCTGCCACCTCACCCTGCAGTACATCGATTGGCTGGCGCTGCAGTTGATGCCCGATACCGCGGAGACCGAATGGCTCGACCGCCATGGTCGGATCTGGCTGGTCAACGCCGACGGCTCGGTCGGGCGCAAGCTCGCCACCCTCTCCGACGGCAGCGTATCGATGACGGCGCTGTCGGTGCCGACCCTGGTGCCGCAGTACACCCCGATCACCAGCACCACCGGCGTCAGCTTCGAGACCCTGGCCGACACCATGGTGGCGGTCGAGCCGACCACCGTCGCGGTGCGCGCGCTCGATCCCGGCACGGTCGGCAATCTGGTCACCGGAACCCCGCTCACCATCACCGTTCCCGGCATCACCGGGACGGCGACCGTGGTTGAGCTCGATCACGGCACCGACGACGAGACCGACCCGCAACTGCGCTACCGCGTGTTGTTGCGCATCCAGCAACCGCCGATGGGCGGCGATGCCACGGATTATGAGCAATGGACTTTGGCCGTCGCGGGCGTGACCCGCGCGTGGTGCTTCCCTCAAGAGATGGGCATCGGCACGTGCACGGTGCGCTTCATGATGGACGATCTGCGCGCTGGCAACGGCGGCTTTCCATTACCGGGCGATATCGACACGGTGGCCGCCTATCTGAACACGGTGCGGCCGGTCACGGTCAAAGATTTGTTTGTCGAATCGCCGATCCCTTATCCGATCAATGTGCATATCACTAATCTTGAGAGTGATACGGTGGCGACGCGAGCGGCGATCACCGAGAGTTTGCTTGTTGAATTTCTGCAACGGACGAAGCCCGGTCTATACTGGTACCGCGCTTGGTTAGACGAGGGCATCATCAACGCCACGGGCGTCGACTCCTACGATCTCAACGCCAGCGATGTAACAATGCCAAGCCCCGGCTATATGCCGACGCTTGGAGACATAACTTACGGCTAGAGCCCGTGGCTAATGATCTGGTCATTCCACAGCCGCCCGTTGATCGGCATGTCCGCCGGTCCGGTGATGATTATGCCCAAGCCCTGATCGGCTTGCTGCCCGACGGGCAAGCATGGCCGCGCTATCCTGGCAGCACGGTCGTGCTGACGATGCAGGGGCTCGCGGACTATTGGGGTTTTGTTGATAGCCGCGCCGCCGACTTACTGGAGATCGAATCCGACCCTCGGGCGACGATCGAGCTGCTGCCTGATTGGGAGCGCAATTGGGGCCTGCCGGACCCGTGCCTGACCGATCCGCCAACCGGGATGGCCGAGCGCCGTATCGCGCTCGTCAACAAGATGACGCTGCTCGGCGCGCAGTCGAGGGCGTTCTTCTACGGCGTCGCCGAGGCGTGGGGTTACACCATCGTCATCGGCGAGCACGCGCCCTACATGTGCGGGGTCTCGCGCTGCGGTGATTATTCAGGGAAGTTCAATCCCGACGACGTGACGCACAATCGTTGGGAGCTGGGGCCGCCGGAGATTCGTTATTACTGGACTGTCTACGTCAATGCCAAATCGCTGATCTACTTTCGCTGTAATTCCAGCCAGTGCGGCATCGATCGTCTGTTGCGCATCGGCGTGCCCGCTGACTTGGAGTGCGTGCTCGGTCGCTGGAAACCAGCGCACACCGAGATCGTCTACAACTTCTCGCCGTTCGAGGCGCTCGATTTCAGCCAGTCGTTCAATAGCCAGTACATCGTACTAGGGATGGTCTGACGATGCCCGACAACAGAGAGATCAAGGACGGCCTGGGCAATTTATTCACGACGCGCATGAAGGATATCTCTTCGGCGCAATCCGGGCTGGTCCAGCGCACTTTGCTCTATGCCACGCTCTATCCGGTCGATTATGGTGTCGGCGGCATCTATCAACACTGTGTGCGGCCGCCGCAGCTTGGGCCCGGACTGACTTCGGTGCCGATCTATTCATTTCTTTGGGCCAGCCCCACACTGATAGCTTTAATTTGGCGGCTGCGGATTTCGGCTTGGTCGACGGTGAATCCGTTCACCGCAGGCATTGCCCGCTTCAGCCTCTATCCAGCGCGTTCGTTCACGGGGGCTGATACAGGGGGTCTCACAGTGAATTTTAGCGGCAACCAAAGTAAGTTGTTGACCGCCATGAACTCGTCGGAGGCAGGCATCACGTATGCCAACGGCGGCGCGCTGACACCGGGCACGCGCGTTCTTGATGCCGATCCGCTTGAGAGCGTGATCGTCGCCGCGCCGGTCGCCACCAACACGCCGTTTACTCCGACGCCCATGATCCTTCTCAATCGCGAGCAAGGTGAACAACCGCTCGTGCTCAATAGTAATGAGGGCTTCGTGGTGCAAGCGACCGTGCCATTCGGCGGCAATTGGCAATTCGCACTGACGGCCGACTGGGCCGAAGTTCCAATGTACTGAGGAAACCATGCAATACAATCAACCGCTCGATCAGAAAACAAATCCCAACGCGCCCTACGTCGACGGCGACCCGGACGCCGGGATTCAGGGCTCGATCGTGCCTGCTGCTGCGCTTGAATTTGATCAGCGCGAGGTGATCGAGGTCATCTCGCGCGCCAATTCGCGCGGCTATTCAGATTTCAGCGACACGCCGTGCGCACCTCCGGCCAATGCCGACTTGATGCAATTGCGCAAAGCTATTGAAGGCTTCATCAAGAGCATTCCAGTGCCACAGTTCCCGAGTGATTTGATAGACAGTACGGTGACGTTTCATGTGCATGGCACGTCGCCGGATTTTCCCGATCTGTTTGTTGCAATGGAATATCTCAGCAAATACAAGATCACGCAGCATGGCTTCGTCATTCTTCAGGTGGCCGGAGCGTCGTCCGGCACGGCGACAGTATACAATTACACCAACCAACTATTTTTTTATCACCCGTCTAACCATCGCATCGGCATCTGCGGTGCGCCTATGCTGGCTCCGGTTCCGACGACGCTTGCGTCCTATGCAATCACCGGCAACACCGCTCCACAGCGAGCCGCTGATGCAGTAACGAACTTAGCTATGCTGCGAACCAAGTTCGCTACCGAGCTTCACTTCACACTGGGGTGCGGCCTCGAAATTGACAACATCGGCCTTGGCTTTCTCGATGCGATCTTGGTTAGTGGCGATCACTCAACGGGTCCAACCTCAGATCAGCAACTCATCGCCGCGTGCGGTACCAGTGATACGACTTACTGGTGGGTGCAAGGACCTACGATTCATCCTCCGCAGGGTGTCAACGGTGGTCTTGCGGCTATAAATGGCAACTGGGGATTCACCTGCATTGGCGGCGGGGAAACCGCAGCATATTGGTGCGGCGGTCCGCTCGTTGCGTTTGGTAATAATTTGGCTGGACTGGTGGCGAACTCGCGCTGTGAAGTTTACGTCGGCAATGCGGCTATTATGTTAGGCAACGGCAGCGACGGCATCATCACGACCGCGCAATCTATTAATTATTTTGCCAATTGCTTATCTGCCTGCAACGCCGGACAAGGTGTTTCTGTCGCTTACAACTCTACTCTCATGTGTTACGGCGGCCAAATCTGGAAAAACGCGGGGGCCGGGATGTACGTACTTGATGCGTCATATGCCGCCGCTGTGGCTGATTATGGGGCCGGAGCGAACGTTAACGGGAGTGTGAATGTCTTCGCTTATAACAGCAGCACTATTAATCTTGCTGGCTCAGCTAACGTCAATCCAGCATCGCCGGCTATTAACGGCGGACCCGGCAACAATAATTCATATATCTTCCTGCCATGAGGGGCCGACGATGAACCTTCTGTATTGCGACGCAAACGGCACGGTTGTCAGCGTTCATGACGATCAACAGCCCCAAGTGGACATGTCGGCTTATCCGACGGTGGTGCGCATCATTCCCTACAGTCAACCTCTCTCGACGCTCAGTCGCGTCGGGTCGCCGCCTGTCGGAAACAATCTTATTCCCAACCCTCCAGACACGCGACCTTATCAGCAACCCACCGAGACGCCGCAGATATTGATCCCCTACGCAGCGCAAGTGCGGTTCAACACCGTCAATAAGGGGTTCAACTTCACCGCAGCGAGCGGCGTCGTTCCGGTTGCGACCGACCGTGAGAGCTACATGTTGGTCGGTAACACAGCGGCCTACGCGGCAACCCTGGCGCCCACGGCGGCGATCGATTTTACCCAGAATAATACGCATTACCCGTTGACTGCGGCCGAGATGATCAGTCTGTCTAATCAATTCGGTGCGCTCATTCAGCAGTGCCGCACCATCGAGGCGGCTTGCATCGCCGATCTCACAGGCGCAACGCCGACGATCAAAATTTATGCTGACGTTGACGCCAAGTTTGCGGGTGTGTGACCTATGGCCGGGCCTGCCTACTACGAAGCGACGATCAACATTGCGCTCAACGAGGATTGGATCGTGCCATTTGTCTATGGCACGTATGCCGCTGATGGCATCACAGTGGTCGGGATCGATCTCACCGGCAGCACGCTGAAGATGGAAATCCGTGAGCAAGAATCTGATAACGAGGCGATCGTCAGCGTTAGCTCGCCGAGCAACGGCATCACTATCACCAACATGACCGGCGGCGCGTTCACCATCACGCTCGCGCGCGGCATACTTTGGCGGCTCGCGCCGGGAAGTTATGTTGTTGATTTGGTGCGGTTGATGGCGAACGGCTATCAGGAACGCCTGATCGATGCCACCGCAACAGTGGTACAGGGAACGTCGCGATGACTGAACTGCTAGGCATGGGCAACGGCGTCCCGCGCATCATCGGCACCGCAAACTTGTCGCCGATGCCCGGTGGACCGTCGCTGATCGTGCCGCCAGTCGGTCCAGCGGGACCGCAAGGGCCGATTGGTCCTGTTGGGCCTCCCGGCCCGCCCGGTCCTCCGGGATCGCAGGGCAACACGGGCGCTGTCGGCCCGCCCGGGCCGCAAGGTCCACTGGGTACCCAAGGCGCCCCAGGACCCGGCTACGGCGGCACCAGCACGTCGACCGTAGCGATCGCCACCGGCACGGCTTCGTTTACGACCGTAGCCGGTCTCGCGTATTTGCCCGGCGCTCGCATGCGAGCTTCGGTCAGCGGCACGCCGACAAGTTGGGTCGAAGGCTACGTCACTGACTATACGGCCGGTGTGATCACCCTGGCTGTCGATCTCATTAGTGGCAGCGGCAGCTACTCGAACTGGAACTTCAACGCCACCGGCATGCAAGGTGTGCAAGGCCCGATCGGCCTCACCGGCCCTCAAGGCGCCACGGGAGTAGGTCAAACGGGGCCCGGCTATTTGGCGACCAGTACAACCAGTTTGCCGATCGCGCTCGGCGTCGTGACCGTCATCGTGCCGGTTGGACTCGCCTACACGCCTGGAGCGCGTGCTCGCCTGTCCTCGAACAGCAATCCAGCCCTGTGGATGGAAGGCGTGGTCACGGGCTACACCGGAAACAATCTCACGGTCAACATCGACTTGCATAGTTGAACGAGGAAAATGATGCCAAGTGATTGGAATATAAATCTCGCAGGGCAACAGGGAGCCACAGGGGCGCCCGGTCCGGGTGGCGTACCTGCGGATGCATTTATTGCAACGCTGAGCGCGGATCAGAGTATCGCTATAAACACAAACACTAAAGTCAATTTTAATACAGCCCTTTACAATCAGAATGCTAAATACAACACCACCACGCAGCGTTGGACGCCTTCGGCTGGCCCGGTGCAGATAGAACTACAAGTGTATGCGGGTATTGGGACCCCGACCCCTGGTTCTGCCATTACTTACTTGGTTATAGTTCTCTACAAAAATGGTGTTAGTTGGAAACAGTTTAATAGCAGCGGTCCTTTTGCGACTATGTCGGTTGTTGATACAGCAAACGGCACAGATTATTACGAGGCTTATGCATCAGTAGTGTCGGGCACTGGACCATTCGGGATAAGTTCTAGTGCCGTTTATACTTTCTTCCAAGGCTTCGCGGTTTCTCCAGGTGGTCCAGCGGGCCAAGCGGGTGCGGCTGGTCCGCAGGGTCCACAAGGTCTTCCTGGTCCAACAACACCAGCGGATGCATTCGTCGCAACGCTGAGCGCGGATCAGACGGGGATCGCGGCGAATACCTGGACCAAGATCAATTTCAATTTGTCTGGATACAATCAGAATGGCAAGTTTAATACTTCTAGTTCGCGTTGGACGCCGAGTCCCGGGCCTGTAGAGATAAATGCTCAAATCGCTTGTCCCACGGTCGCTACTGTTTTGCTCGCCATTTACAAAAATGGTATACAAGCCTGCCATAATGCTGGCACCAACACTCCTACCGTTCCTCTCACGATAGTAGACAATGCAAATGGTACTGATTATTACGAATGCTGGGTGCAAAGTAATGTTGCCAACACAGTAACGGCTAACTACCTATTTACTTTCTTCGGAGGCTTCGCGATCGCGCCGCAGGGGCCGGTTGGTCCAGCTAGTTTCCCCGACGCGCCGTCGGACAACACACTCTACGGTCGCCAGAATGCTGGTTGGGTCAGCGCCGCGCCGCTCGACGCGATGGCCTTCAACGGCATGCAGATCAACGGCAGTTGCGATGTCAGCCAGGAGAACGGGGCGAACGTAGTAGCTGTGCCGGGTGGTACGATCAAGTATATCGTTGATGGCTGGTTTGCATATTTTGGGAATAGCACAGCAGTATTTCGAGCATTTCAACAGCCAGCAGGAGGAATTACCAATCTCAGCAATTGCATCGCATTGCAGGCGACCACAGCGATAACCACTGTCGCCGCTGGCGATAGCGCGACATTTCAAGTTCCTATTGAGGGTTACCGTATTGCGCGCTTGGTTTTCGGCACCGCTAATGCGCAGCCAGTTACGATTGGCTTCTGGGTATTTGCATCTATAGCTGGCACGATGGCGGTATCAATTCGCAATGCCGGTGGCACCCGTAGCTATGTAACTAACGTCGCCATTACCGCTGCCAACACGTGGCAATGGGTGACAGTGACCATTCCCGGCGACACGGCTGGAACGTGGGTAAATACCAATGCGTCTGCGTTGGTTGTTACTTTTTGCTTTTGTTGCGGGTCAACCTTTCAAGCCACACCAAACGCGTGGCAAGCTGGTAATTTGTTCGGCACGGCGAGCACCACCAATTTCTTTGCGACCGCCAACAATCAGGTGCAAATAACTGGGCTGATCGTATTGCCCGGGATCGAACTGCCGTCTGCGGCACGCTCGGCTCTGATCATGCGGCCCTACGATCAGGAATTGTTGTTGTGCATGCGGCTGTATGAGAAATTTACCATTCAAGCACTGCAGTCTCCGGCAGCAAGTACGATGACGGTGCCATACAGTTTCAAGGTGCTAAAGCGCAGCATGCCAACAGTGACCACACTGACAGTTCCCACTTATTCAAATGCCTCTGGCGCGACGATTGCTGGCGCCACCGTCGACATGGTCAGCTTGCAGTTTACAGCAGGCGTAGCGGGTGGCTATCTAGCTACGTGGGGACTCGGTGCTGACGCGAGGCTCTGATGGCTGAATATCAACTTACAGCGACCGATCAAGCCGTGATCCGCACCGCGGATAGCGCCTTTATCCCCAACGATCCCGCCAACCGCGACTGGGTCGAGTATCAGAACTGGCTTGCGGATGGTGGCGTGCCTGATCCGTATGTGGCGCCTGAGATGACGCCCCCGCCCAAAGAGAAGTGAGGCCGCGCAATGGCATTTGATCTGGAGGTGGAATATCTGGAAGGCCTCAAGCTGATGGCCTTCTGGCATCAGTGCCCGGTGGAGGACATTCTCAAGCGCATCGCCGCGACCAACCCGCCCGACTTCGGCTTGGCGCTGCGCTGGTACATCTTCGACTTCTTCGTGGGGCGAAAGTATCGCCACAACGTCCACCCCAAGATGCCCAATCGGCGCGTGCGGTTCTGGCACGACAAGTTTAACAACGCACCGACGCCGACGCGGCACTACGTCAAACTCCCTCCGTAAACGCTCGAAGGCGGCTTTGAGCCACGTCTGCCTCGCCGTGCCGATAGCGACGCTCCCGGCGGAAACGCTGCGTGAGCTAGCGACCAAGTCTCACTGCATCGTGTTTCACGACGGCAGCGTTGCTCGGCGCAATCGCACGAGCTGGTTCGTGTATCTGCAATCCTGTGAGCGCGATGGCGATGCCGGTCTATTTGTTGCTCATAGCGCTGCGCTTGATCACGCTGACCGGACCAGACGGGCAGGTGATCGAGCTTAATCCGGGCACCGTGGCGACGCTGCGCACGGTGCGCGACGCGGACCATTTCGCCCGTGGCACGCGCTGCATCGTCTTCACGACCGACGGCAAGAACGTCAACGTCAGCGAGACGTGCCAAAAGGTTCACGAGTTGTTGGAGCAAGCAAAATGACCAGGATCGTCGTATCGTCCGGCCACGGAACCAAAATTCGCGGCGCGTCAGGCTACCCCGTGCCGCCCCAACACGACGAGGTTGACCAAGCAATCAAAATGATGAACGCCGTTGCGGCTAAGCTGAAAGCCGCAGGCGTCGAAGTCGTCACCTTTACCGACACAGTCTCAACAAGTCAGAACGAGAACCTAAATCGTATTGTTGATTTCCACAATTCGCAGACCCGCGATTTGGATGTGTCCGTCCATCTGAATGCCTTCGATCACTCGGCCCATGGGGTCGAAGTTCTGTACGTGACCCAGTCGAGCCTTGCGTCGAAAGTCTCGGCGGCAATTGCTGACGCTGGTGGCTTTACCAATCGCGGCGCCAAGAAACGAACCGACTTGGCGTTTCTCAACGGCACCGAGGAACCGGCAATCCTGCTCGAATGCTGGTTTTGCGACCACACTGGCGATTGCCAATCGGCCGACGCCAAGCACGACGCCATTGCGGAGGCGATCGCCGAAAGCATCAGCGGCTACGAAGTGCCGGACGAAGAACAGCCGCCGGATCAGGAATTGCCGCCGCAACCGCTGCCCGAACCGCCCACGGACGAAAATCGCATCGACATCGTCAGCCACACCCAGGGCCAAGTCGCGTTCGTCATCAACGGCCAGCTGGTGAGCGGGCGCGAACGTTGCCCCAACGTGGTGCATATCCGAGCCAAGGTGACCGGCGACATCATCATCTCGATCAATGGCCAGGATCTGCACAACAAGCCCGATGAACCGAGCGAGCCCGACGAGCCGGAAGTTCCGCCCGAGCTCGAGCGCATTCCCGAGAATCAAAAAGACATCACGGCGACCGTGTTCGGCGGCGACGCGGACAACGAATATTCGGCCTATGGGCCCTACGACAGCCAGGGGCGCGGGCCGTATCTCAACGACACCGATTACTATGTCAGCTTGCCGGTCACCATCGATGATCCCGACGTGCGCGCTCGCGGCGTGCGCGTGTTCAATGTCGACAACGAGCTGAGCGCGGTCGGGCCGATCATGGACAAGGGGCCATGGGTGGTGAATGACGACGACTATGTGTTCGGCGATCAGCGACCGATTGCGGAAACTTGCTACAAGAACAAACAGCCGTTGCCGTCAGGAAGCGGCAGCAACGCAGGCAAGGTGCCGAGCAATGACGCGGGCATCGATCTGAGCCCGGCGCTTGCCAATGCGATTGGCATTGAGGGCAAGGGCAAGGTGCATTGGCAGCTCGTCACCGACGAAGCCGAAACCTCGTAACGCTAGATAGGAGACGGACCATGAACCTGATCGAACGCGTGATCCGTGCGCTGATCTACATCGCCGTGCTGGTGCTGTGCGTGTTTCTGATCTTTTGGTTCCTGGCGGCGATCGGCCTACTCATTCCTTACATGGTCGAGCGCATCGTCTGGGTGATCGTCGCCCTGGTGGTGATCCTGGTGCTGGTGCGACTGTTCTGGCCGGTGCTCGGCGGTTACGACTGGTGGGGCGACCGACGCGGCCCGCCGTGAACTAACTCCCGTTCCTCCCGGACTTGGCCCTGCCCGCTTCCGTGTCGGGTGGGGCTTTTTTTTGACCTGTTGACTTGCCGGGGCGCGAAAGTCTAGCTTTCGCGATCACGAGGACACAATCTTACGATGACCGAGGAAAAATTTCTGCACGTGGGCGGGGTGATGGACAAGTACACCTATCGGCTCGACGCCGCGCGTAAGCCGGTGCGCTGCGACAACGATGATGGGTGGTACGCGTGGTATGAGGACATCGATAATCGGCGCGTGGCGCGCACGCAGCTCACCGACATGATCACGGTCAGCACCATTTTCACCGGCATGGATCTGCCGCCGCACGAACCGCCGCTGCTATTCGAAACCGAAATCTTTGGCGGCGAATACGCGGGCTGTCGCTGGGCTTTTGCCAGCTGGGATGAAGCCAAGCTCGGACATGACGTGATCGTCGCGGCGCTGCGCAAAGTATTGGAAGCATGACACTACATCAAGCCGCCGCCCGCAACGAAGGTGTGATTATGAGCCACAACCAAGCAACGAGCGCGATGGAGATTGCCGCCAAGCTGGAGCCTTTTTTTGATGCGTTGCGCGGCAAGGGGCCGAATGTTCAAGGCGCGGTGCTGGCGCAGCTCACCGCGCGCTGGCTGGCAGGACATGTGGTGCCGGGCTCGCGCGAGGAGACCGAGGCGGCCCGGCAGAAAATATTCGAGATGCACATCGCGCAGACATGGGAGCTGGTGTCGGTGTTTGAACGCTAGATCGGGGCGGTCCCCGAGAGGCACCACTAAAAGGGCGGCACGGGCAGAGAGGGTGGCGAAGATGGTTGATGATGTTCTACACGTACCGAAAAATGAGATGCCACGCATCGATGCGATATGGGCGTTCCTCTCGATCGATCCGGAGGACGGCAACGAGGGCGTGATCGCCGGTCCGCTGATGGGGCCGGGCTCGGTGGTGCCGCTGGTCGCGGCCGACGAAAAGCGGCTGGCCTCCCTGGAACCATTTGCCCAGCAATGGGCAGAAGTGTTCGGCCGTGTCGTCCGGCTGGTCAAATTCAGCCAACGCGAGGTGATCCGGGAATATGGTGGAAAATGAGCAAGCCACGCGAGGAACAGACCGCCGACATGTCGGAGAGTTGGTGGGACGATTGCCGCGCCGCAGGCTTCACATCCAAGGAAGGTACGGTAGCAGCTGCGCATGAGCGAACCGGCCGCATCGCGCGAAGAACGCATCGCCGAACTGACCGAGCAATGGGAGGCGCAACTCCGTGCGGCTGGGTTCAATCACGCGGAGCGCGTGACGGCAGCCGCGCATCTGCTCCACATGCTGTTGTGCGACAGCCCGTCGATGGACAAGGCGGCCGCGAATCTGAGCGACATTTTCGTTGCCACCATGCAAGCGCTGCTGCGGCGGAAGGATTGGCGCAACAATGGACCCTAAAGAAGTTCCCGAACAGGTGTGGGCCTTGGTCGCGTGGCTCGAGGCGCGCAAGCTGTCGCGTTCGGCGGCGGTGCCGATCTTCGCCAGCGTGATGGCCTGGGGTATCGCCGAGCAGGCGCACGGCACGCCGGATGCCTATTTCGAAGAGGGCCTCGAACTCGGGCGAAAAATGTTGGAGAGCATCGCGCGCGACATGCGCGAAAAGTTCAAGCAGCAAGGATCAGTGTCGTGAGCGATCCGGTCATTGTTATTCCCAAGAACACCATCCGCATTGACACGATCTGGGCGTTTGTCTCGGTTGATCCCGAGGATGGCCGCCCGCCATTGGATGACGACCGCGATTATGTTTGGAACAAAATATCCAAATGCTGGTGCGGCTGATCAAGTTCAGCACCCGCGAGGTGCTCGAGGACTACGAATGAGCTACGTCGGCGTGTGGCTTTATGTGGTGCTGTTTACGGGCCTGCTTGCAGCCGGTGGTCTGATGTACGTCGGGATAGCCGGTCAACGTGCGTTTGCCCGGCGGTACGCCGCTGCACAAATACGGCCCACGCCCAGGCTCGATCATGGTCGTGACACGCCAGAGGGCGAATTCCGACTTGAAGACGGCAGCATGCTCTATGTTGTTGACGGCAAACGCGTCGCCGAGCGAGTTGGCGATGGCGACTGGGTCATTCACGTGCCCGGCTGGCATCTCGAGGACGCCTACAGCGGCCAGACCGGCGGCGTGGTGACATTGGTGTTTTATGATCCGGAGGACGCGGCGTGATTGTTCCATGGGTGCGGCTGTATCGGAACATCGACTTAGGGCTGATCGAGGTCATGCTTGACGACGACGATCCGCGGCCCGCGCGCGAGCAGCTCGATGCCAACTATCAACATGGCGGCGGCTGGCAACCGCTGCGCCTCTTTAAGCTGCTGGACAATGGTTGCCTGCAATATCCCGGTGATCCGCTGTTCAGGCCGCTGGCCGAGGCGCGGCTGCGCGACGAGCTGATCAGATTCTACGAGCATGAGGTGGTCGCGATCATCCAGCCGGATGGCTGCTTCGAAGCCGCGCGCATGGATTAGCCACCGTGGATTGGTCAGCTGTTGCGGACTACTTGGAAGTTGAAAGCCTCGGCTTGCAGGAGCGGGCCGAGTTTGGGTTTCCGAATGATCCGCAAACTCAACGAGAGATGCGAACGCGCGCGGCGATCTTTGGCACTTTCGCACAAGCGATCCGTGCCGGTATTGAGGATCTGGATGGCTGAAAAAAGTGTGCTCATTTGCTGTCGTGTGGCCGATATCGATCCGCCCGTGGCCAGCACCGTGGATAGCTGCAGCGAGTGTCGCAAGGCAGTGTGGCGCGCGCGGTCGTCTCCGGATACTGATTTGGTGCTCTGCATGCAATGTGGCGAAGCGCAAATCCGTGCCGATCAGGCGGCGGGCAAAGAAGTCGTATTCGAAAGACTGAGCGACGAGCAACGGAAAGAAATAGGAAAATACTATGGCTGAAGATCACACGCTCGGCGACCAGCCGATCGAGCAGCAATATCGCGACAAGATGAAAAAGCTCGCGCATGCCCTCGATTCAATTTTGAACGACGGCGCCAAGGGCGACGACCGCAAGACCGGCTTTTGCCTGATGGTGTTCCCGTTCGAAGCCTTTGACGGGCGCGCCAACTACATCAGCAATGCCGAGCGCGCGGACATCGTCATCTTGCTGAAAGAGCAGCTGCGGCGCTTCGAAGGCCAGCCGGAACTGAAGGGTACGGCATGAGCGACGAACTGCACGCCGAGCTGCGGGGAATGATCAAGCGCGCGTCGGAATGGGCGGGCGAGCATTTTGACAAGCATGGCGAGATTTCCGGCATGTGGCATGCGGTGTGCGTCGACGGTCAGGAATTCGCCATCGATCATCCGCGCGGTAGTAAGGATTTCGCCGCCGACATAGTGCGCGTGCTATTCCGCGCAGCCAACGTGGTCCGCTGCATTTATATTGATGAGGCGTGGCTCGCGTACCTGACCGGTGACGAAGCCGATGCGGTCGAGCGCCGTCTTGCCGCTGGTGGCACACTGGAAACACAGCCGGGTCGGCAAGAGGTGGTGGCATTCACCGGCGAGGATCAATATGGCTCACTCACTGCGCATCGGCCGATCGAAAGACCCGCGAACGGCAAGCCCTATCTCGGCCCATTAACGATTGATGTGCCAATGTCGGTTTCGCGTGGGCGCTTGGTGGGCGTGCTGCCACGACGTGGACAAACCGCGCATTAAGCTTGACTTGTCCGGCATCGTTAGGCGAACTTACGCGCCACGAGGACTAAACGACGCCAACGGCGTTCGACCGTGTTATCAGATCTTCACGTGTGAATCGGAATTCCTTGCGGGGCGACCCGAGAGGATGTTTGCGTAGCTGAACTTGTTGACCCGACCTAAACGCAACACGCAGGAGTATCCAAATGCAATCTTTTATGGCCTTGATTACTCCACTTGGAGGGGGTGGCGGTGGGCCCGTCGATCCTGGCTACGGCGTGCCGGGCTGGCCGTCGCATCCGATCGCACCGGGTGGCCCGCCGCCGGGCATTTGGCCGAGCCCCGGCCATCCGTCGCATCCAATCGCCCCCGGCGGCCCCCCGCCATGGGTGTCGCATCCGATCCCGCCCGGTGTGTGGCCGTCGCCTCCGGGGCAAGGCCCTGTTGATCCAGGGTACGGCGTGCCGGGCTGGCCGTCGCATCCGATCGCACCGGGTGGCCCGCCGCCGGGCATTTGGCCGAGCCCCGGCCATCCGTCGCATCCGATCGCCCCCGGTGGCCAGCCTCCTGGCATTTGGGGCGGCGGCAATCAGCCGTTCCCCACACCGCCGATCTATATCCCGCTTCCTCCAGGTGAGCAGCCACCGGAGCCCGGTGATGGTCTATCGCCAACGCATCCGATCGTGATCCCGCCGCCTCCTGGTACGCCGGATACAGGTGACAAGGCGTTGGTACATGTCTACGTCGTTGGTGTTGGTGGTGTTTGGTTCCTAATCCAGCCACCTCCGCCTGCGCCGACGCATCCGATCGCTGAACAGCCTCCGGGACAACCGAAGCCGAGCTGATAAATGCTGATCTCCGCGCCGGTGGTTTGAGCTGGCGCGGAGCTTTCCTTTCACCCACCACTGCGAGGACATCATGAACAAGCCACTGACGAACGACGAACTGCAGAAGATCGCGGTTGACTATCCGCCGCCGCCGCTGAGCATGCTCGACCGGCTGCTGCGATGGGCTGACTTAATCGACGCGCATCAGAAGCAGCTGAGACCTGTGCATGAAATCGAATACTGGTCGAGGCGCATGCTGGCGACCGCCGCGTCGGTCGGTACGGCGTTCGACCTCGCCGCCTCCGATCCGCAGCTCAAGGCTGCTGGTCTGATCAGTTCAGCGCCGACCGATATCATGCGCTTTTTCGAAATGCACATGAGCGCGTTGCATTACATCACCTGCGATTGCGGCGGCTACATCAGCAATGCTCATATGGCCGACCGTATCCGTACATACGCACGGACGTTCCATGGACCAGTCGATATCGCTCCACCGATCCGCGAACTAAGGCTGCATGGCCCGACCGGCGCGACCGGCCCGGCCGGTGAAACCGGCGAGATCCGCTTCTAACCACACGGCACTCGGCGCCAGTTCGTCTTTGAGCTGGCGCCGAGTTTTCTAAAAGAACAACAATATGAAAAGTTTTTACATTCAGCTGCTTGCCCGGCTCGACATTGAGATCGAAGCCGAAAGCGAGGAAGCCGCCCGACGACTGATCGATGACGCGTTCCGCGTCGATCGCATCGATGATCCGCTCAACCACACCAATATCAAGCTACACTGGCCATTGAGCACCAGTTTCCTGCAAAAACAGATGGCGCGCGCACATGTGCTCGGCGCCGTCGGCGAGGCACCGTGCGAGATCGTGGAAAGTTTCGAGCAGCCAGCATGAAGTTTACCGCCATCGCGCTCGGGCTCGGCCTCGTATTGAGCAGCTGCACCGGCGATCGTACCAAGATCGAGGGCAGCACCCGCGAGATCGACGTCGCCCCTATGTCGCGCGACGCCGAGCGCCAACACATTATCGAGCAGGGCCAGGACTTCTGCGTCCGCTACAAGGATGATGCGGCGTGCAAGCCGCGGCGCTGAGGATCGAAGCAATGGCAGATGACGATCTGGTTTATTGGCGCGTCGGCGACGATTTTGATGGCCCGCTCGACAAGGCGCGCGCCGCCGTGGATGCCGCGGGCGAGCAGATTGACGCCGCGTTCAATGTGCTGTCCGAGGAACTAGAACAAGTCGTCAGTAGCAATGTCAAAGAAGCACTGTTCGACTATCTCGGCGAGGCTAGTTTCGCCATCGATTACCGTGTCGGCGGCTCGCCTATTATCAGCTTGACCGGCGTGTACCACGACTTCAACGCACCGATGCCGAAAGGGATCTCACGCGATCTCGGCGACTTGCTGTTCGCGCTATGTCACAGCTGGGAGGAGGAACAGCCTGATCATCCGATGGCGGACTTGGCGCGCGCTTTGCTGGCGGCGTATCATGAATGGCGGGCGCAGCGTATCGCTGACGATCGCTACGCGCGCATCCCCGAGCCAGCCATTGATGAGGACGGCGAGCCGGTGAAGCGCGAGCCGATTCCTAACGATTATCGCGAGCGTGAAAAAGAAGGATGATGACTGCCATGGCGACCGAACAGACCGAACTGCAGCGGATCTTGGAAGACATCAACCGCGTCATCGAACCATCGGCGATGAGCAAAAAAGAGGCGGTGGAATTTCTCGAACAACTGATCAGCGAATGCGAGAGCCAATGCGAGGCACTGCAGGAGGAGCTGGATGGCGAAGACGACGAAGAAGAGGACGACGAAGGCGAAGACGAAAAGGCCGGTTAAGCGCAGCCGCAAGCCGGTCCAACCGCACATCGTTGGAGACGTCGCAATGGCGATTGACCGCCACCTCAACGGCGACGGCCCGCCGGGCACCAAGTTTATCCTGGTTCTTTGGGGAGGGCGCTGGGACCTCGGCGCCGTGCTGAGCAATGGCAGCTATCGCTTGCCACATGGCGGCAAGGGGTGGGACAGCGTCACGGAGCTGGTGGAACACGCCAAAGCATTCGTGTACGAACGCGAGGTCAGCTATCCGCTACCCGGTCGATGAAATTCCCGACGCGGTGTGATAGACCGTTGTTGGTGGCGTCTCAGGTATCGATTTGTCCTCGGCCTGATCGAGGCCGCCAAGGGGGCGCCGGAGCAATCCGGCGTCCTTTTTATTTTTGTCAGTCGTCCTCTTCCATTCGGTCGGCGATCCGTTTGAGCTTCTTGGCCCAGTATGCGAAATGCGCCGCATCGTCACTGCCGTCTTTGCGTTTGCGCGCATCTGCTGCCAACTCTCGATAAAGCTCGGCGGCGTCGCGCCGCAGGTACTGTTTGAAGGCCTCGAACGAGTCGAATACGACGACGTTCTCAAAGTATCTGTGTTCGATCTTGCCGTCGGGACGGATCAGCGCGTAGCGCGGGCCCTCTTCAACACCGGACGTCGTGATCGGATAGGGTCCGTGATATCGCCAATACTCCGATCTAATCATAAATCCGAGCACGGGCTCGGGTTCGGAAAGTCGGGTCTCGACGGGTTCAGTTTCGTTCTCGTCTATCCGGATCAGTTGGAAGTCCTGCACCGGAAAAGCAGCAAGCATGCCGGGTTGATTTGTTTCGGGCATAATTCACTTCCGCCCGTTTGGGTGCGCCCGTAACCACTCCCCGAGACGGCCGCAAAAATGCTCGTCAGGATGCGCGTCGCAAAACGCAAGAATGTCCTGCTCGATGTTCGCTTTATCTTGCTGCTCGCGCTTCGAAAGGCGCGGCGGCGGATCGGCTTGGCGCGGAGTCGGATCGACTCTAGGCGGCGGATCAACGCGCAGCGGTGGCGGTGGCGCGACCACGGGGCGCGGCGCGGGCGGAATGGCAAGCGGTGGCGGAATGATCACCACCGGCGGCGACGTCGGCACGATCGGCGGCCGGAAGTAGGGCGAGCTGGTGCAGCCATAGATGTTGCAATAGAGCACACCGCCACCGAACGCGGGCGGCGGCGCGATGCCAATACCACCCAGCAACGCACCAGCGATCAGCGGCGCAATGTTAATTCCCATGGTCGCTGTCCTCTTGCGGCTGTTGCAGCGCGACGCGACCTTTGTCGGTGATCTTCACCCACTGGATTTTCCAGTTCCAGGGCGGCCGGATGGTGCGCAGCTCGGGGCGGATGAAATCGCGCACCACGAGCTTGTAGAGCGTTGCCGGTTTGACGTTGTGATTGCAGCACAGATTGTGTTCGGTGGCGCCGGATGGGCATCCGTCCAAGATAGTGAGCACGGCGCGCTCGGCGGGGTTGATGTTGGTCATTGATCAAGCTCCGCACGGCAGCGGCACGAGATACGGCGCGAACATCCAGCCGGAGGTGACCGGCCCGACGACGACGTGCAACCAATTGCTACCGTTGCCGCCGTCGATCAGCACCCGCGTTCCCGGCCAGTAGGAGGCCAGCACCGGCCCGTTCGGCCAGCTGCGCAGATTGAGCAGGCCGCCATAGGAGACCGCGGCGCAGGCGGGCGGTGGTGCGATCACTGGCTGTGCGATGACGATCGGCGCGGGCTCCACGACCACCGGCGGCGGCTGCACCACGATCGGTGGGGGTTGAACTACGACCGGTTGCACGATCAGTTGCGCATGCGCCGGGGTGAGCGCGGCCGCCAGCGTTGCCGCGGCCACGAATTGCTTCCACATTTGGTTTTTGTCCTCGTTGTTGATTTTACCCGAACAGGCGCCCGATGAACGCGAACAGATCCAAGATCGCGAACAGCCCGCCCCATGTGAATTTCCCTTGCTCCGGCTTTTTGGGTCGGTTCGGATCGGCGCGGTAATTCTCGCTGAGCTGCTGTAAGGGCGACTTGCGCATTGGTTGGGTTCAGTTTGGTTGGGGTGGCCAGAGTTGTCCCCACATGACGGTCCACGTCACGTCCGGAAGGTCATTATGTTCAGTTTTGATCCAGCGACAGGATTGATTGGTGCCAACGGGATGCACGCAAAGCTTGACCAGATTACAGCTGCCCGTGACCTTGACGATTTCGAAGACCGGGCCGGTGTCGTAACGGAACTGATCGCCGACCAGTGGCGGTGCACACGCATGTGCCGCACCAGATGCCGCGACAAGGCAAGCCGCAGCGAGCATTCCAACTGCCAAGTGCTTGATCATTTTGTCCTCGTTTCCTACACCTCTAATATAGGGCATGCCGCCCTATATGCAAGATGTGCACGATGCGGCACTTCGGTTACCGCCAGCGATCGCTCCGCGGTGCGCTGGTAGTGCCGAGCACATTGCCGCGCGCGTCGTAGTCTTTGGTGGTGTTGCCGATTGTCGTCGAGGTGCCGCGGCTGTTGCCGCGCGCGTCAAAGAACCGGCTCGAGCCGTCGCCCAGCGGCACGATCGTGCCAAGGCTGCGGCCGTCCGGGCCATAGGCGCGGCTTTGCTCCGCAGCCATCGCGGTCGAGATCATGAGCGTTGCAACGAGCGCGGCGAGCACGCCAGCCAGGATAAGCCAGCCGCGCATGTCGTACGCCGCCGCCGTGTCGATCGACACCGGCGCCTGCACTGGCGCGGCCACCGACCGGATCGGTTTGACATTGCTCCAGTCGACCGACCGCCAGTCCAGCTCCTCGCGTGGAGCTGGCCGCCGGGTTTGTTGTCCTTTCGGCCCAAGTGCGAGCAACAGTAGGAACGTGATCAGTGGCGAGACGATAAACGAAAGCACGGCCCAGCCAGCGCCATCGCGATTGAACTTGCGGCTTGCGGCAATGCCGACGATGACGCTGAGCGTCATCCAGGTCAGAAAAATAAGCATGTTGTCCTCGTTTGGTTTGATGTTTCAGGCGTGATTGCTCAGCGCTAGCACTAGCATCATGGTCGCCAGCACCAGCGCCAGAATGACCCACCAGCGTGGTTGATCGAGCATTCGCTACGCTCGGTTCTCGAGCTGGCGCAATCGTTCCAATACATCCATGCGGATCGTGTCATCCAAGCGTTCGATTGCGCCGCCTTGGATCTGGACTTGATCGCGCAGTAATCGCATTTCGTTGCGCACATGACGCAACTCCAACAGCACGCGCTCAAGCTGGCGAGAGATGAACGCGAGATCAGGTTCGGTCATCGCCCTTGTCCTTTGCACGCCGGGTCCTCAGTGCTGAACTTCGCATTCATGGATCGTGAAATACTCGCGTCCATCAAGCGCATCGAAGTACGCGTCGGCCAGTTCTTTCGGATCGGCCGGACGCGTGCGGGTGTTACCGATTTCGCGGTCCCACCCTTCATCGGCAATGAGCTGGCGTGCCGTTTCCGCCGCTTGCGCACTGGCATAGACGGCAACATTGCTGCCGTGCTTGTGCTCGTAAAGGCCCACATAAACCTTCATCGCGCGAATTTTCCGCATCTCAGCGCACTCCAGTCCAGCGCACCCGACCGGTGCCGTTGTGTTCGTCGTAGACGTTGCCGCGCGCGCCCTTGGCGGGCCGCTTCCAGCCGTCCGGCTTCAATACGTCGCCGGTGGTGGTGTCGACGAACGCCCAGGCGTGACGCTGGCCGGGGCTGGCGGCAATGATGCGGATGTAACGCTTGCCCGGCTCAGCCTCGAGCTTGGGCGGGTTACCGATGACGCCGTCCTGAAACGCGGCGTAATCTTTGTTGGCGCGTTCCTGCGCCTTCGCGAGGAAGGCGGCGAACGCTTTTTCGAACTCACTCACGGATGACATGTCCTCGATTGTTGTTGGTGACCGTTTAACTCGGGCCGGTCCCATCACCCGTTTGGATCACCTCGGGAATCGTTTTCGGCGGCACCCAGGCGGCTAGGCGTTTTTGCATAAATTCGATATCGGATTCCGCGCCCTTGATGTTTTGCTCCAGCGTCGAAACCGCATTCCAGAATGCTTGCTCGTACCGCTCATGGAGACTGTAGCTGCCCGGGCGCTTGCCGTAGCCGTCGAAACCTTCCGGACGCGGCGCCTTGCATTCTTTTACGGCGCGTCCCCAGGCGTCGCGGCGTGACACGTCGAATTCCGCCGGTGGTTTGGCGCGAAGCATCGTGAGCGTGACGACCGTATTGTTGCGGTAGGCCATCGCGCGTTCGATCGCTCGCGGCAAGGCATCGCTGGCCACCTCGTACGGGCGCCAGCGGGCGCCGAAACATGAGGCGGTCTGCCAGCCTTGGCCGGGCCGCCGGTAGCCGTGATGCGCGATCAAGCCGGTCGTGGCTTGGATGGCTCGCCCGCAGATTTGGCAATGATGTACTGACACGGTTTTGTCCTCGGTTCTCTCTCTCACAGCTTGCATATAGGGCGCGGCGCCCTAGTACGCAAGCCATGCATGGTGCGGCAGTTTAGCTTAAGCGTAGCTTGACCAGTAGAGGGGTTCGTGCACCTCAATGCCGCCCATCCGCTTGCTACGGCTGCGGAAAGCGGTCCGCACGTCGTCGATCTTGATGCCGGTTTCCTGCGCCAGCCGTCGCAGCGGCTCGCCGATGTATTTGCCGGGCAGCGGTGCGCAGTGGCCGGACATAAAGCCGGTCTCGTTGCGTTCCTGGGCGATCTCGCGCACCATCACCTGCTTGCCCTTGATCTCGACCACCTCGAAAAATTCGACGTTGGTCTGGTCGTAGCCCCAGTTCGTGTGCAGGATCTCGCCGACCTTGTAGTCGGGCACCCAGGCGGTCCGCTTGGCGCGCAGCTCGGCTTTGAACGCCATCGACTGGCGCCGGGATTCGAAGGCCTCGCGCACCGCCGTCTCGCGCCGCGCTTCATCGCGGTAGTAGCAGTACACGACCGGCTTTGCCTGCTTGCCGACGAACACCCGCGCCGCGGGCTTGCCGTTCTTCTCCGTGTAGAGATAGGCGACCGCATCGCTTTGCTTGTCGACTACTTTGGTCGCACCCTTGGGGATGAACGACTCGCGGCTTGGTTTGTAACGCATTGGTGATTTGTCCTCGTTTTCTTTAGGCGCCGATCGCGGCGTAGTATCCGGCAGCGGTCACGCGATAGCGGCCGATGCCGTCTGTGGTGGTCCCCGTTAGGGCTTTGAACTTGGCAACGCTGCCGGTGAAAAACACGACGGCCTCTTTCACCATGGCCATTGTGTAGGGGTCGAGATCGACCACCGCGTCGATCGGCATTTTCCAGTTCACCTTGTCGGCGACGGCCTCGAACGCGACCTTCAGCTCGCCCTGAGTGACCGCCCGGCCCATGACATTGGCCACAATCATCTTGGCGAACTCGACTTCGTTGGCTTGCAGCGTAGACATTGTTCCTAGTTCCTTTCCTCTGACACGATACATATAGGGCGTCAGGCCCTATGTGCAAGACATGCGTATGGTATGGCAATAGGCAACGCTGCGACATCTTGCCTATACGCACACCTTGCATCTAGGGCGCCACGCCCTATATATACTGTGTCGGTGAGAGAGAAACAGGAAAGGAACCCAGTCCCATGAGCGCCTCCTATGTTGACCTTCTGTTCCGCGTGAAGCGGGGAAAGGTGCGGAAATAAGCGGCCAGATGGCCGCTCAATCAGGCCGGTGAGCGCCGCGGTGTTTGGCACGTCGACAACGACGAAATCGCGAGCTTGCTTTTGGGACGCCGGTCTTGTTGAGCGACTACGTGTGCGGCCGACCGAAATCAGGCGGCCAGATCAGGAGGTGATCCAGTTTGAGCGGCGGTGCCGCTCCGCCGGGATCAACCCGAAACGAGGACAGAAGGAAAGTGACATGAGTAAACCGCATTGGAAACCGCGCAACGTCAAGCTGACGGGCAATGGCGCACTGACGAAAGCGCAGAAGCTCGGCGGCGAGTATGTGAATCCGGAGGGGAAAAAAGATTGGTTCGCCGACGAAGGGTTCGAGCTGTCGCGTAAAGGGCTCGAGCGCATGCAGGCGAACGGCTGGCAAGGCTATGCCAACGGCTACGGCACCAAAAAAAAGCGCCAACGGAAGCTGACGGCGGCTGAGGTCAAGGTTTGGATCGCCGCCAACTACGCCCAGGCGCAAGCGATGCTGGCGGAGCTGGCACCGGCGCCGCTGCGGCTGGCCGCGTAACGGAGGGACAGATGACATTCAACATTCACACGTTCGGCAGTACCGGCGAGGCCTACGACGCCAGCCAGTGCGATGACAACATCAAGAACGGCGACGTGCTGATCGTGCCGAGCGAACGCGTCGCGGGCGTCCTGGTCGAGGCGTGGCCAGTCGCGGTGTCGGAAGCGACCGGACACTTTCACCGGTTCAACGATGACGCCGACGTCTCGGCGTTCCCGAGCGTGCGCGGTGACAAAGTCTACGACTACAGCGCCGCCGTCGCGTTCGCCAAAGCCGCGTTCTAGGCTTGAGCGTCATCCCTGAAACTGGCACCCGGCGCCCAGGATGCCTATATGCATGCGCGGCGGGGCGACTCGGTGACCGACGATGATGCCCCTTTGGTTTTGGGAAGATGACCTACCCTGCAAGGGCCTTACGACGTGCAGTGGCGAGGATGGCTACTGGACAGAGTTCCTTATTTGGTTCGATCCACCCGGCAATCGAAACTGGTAACCCCTGACTCAGTCATCACAGGAACGACGGCCATGATCTCGGAATTCACCCCGTCAGGCATCAAAGTGATTGCACTGAAGACTGGCTTCGAGATCGTTCGGGGTCAACTCTATACAGTGCGCGGAATGGTCATCAACCGCCATTGGCGAACGCGCGAGCCCGATCCTCATGTTCTATTCGAGGAGGTCGGCAGGCCGAAGGGTCGAATTGGAGAGGTGGGCTACCCGCGCGATGCGTTCGATATTCCCGCCTTGCCGACCGTCTCCCGCGAGCTGGAAATGGCGGAATAGGAGTCGCAGTCGATGACCAGCAGCCATGAATGAGGCGGCGATTAGGGCCGTTGTGGACGATCAAGCGAATGATGATGGCCTGTGGTTCATTCCGGTGACAATCACCGAGGACTATCTTCAGCGCGCCTTGCGCCGACTCCATGCCGCGATCGAGGGTAAATCGCCGCAGCAGTGTGCCATCGAAACACTGGTCGAATTGGAACGGAGTGAGTCAACAATGACAGCCAAGCAATACAAGGCGGCGCTGAAGCAGATCGGCATCTCGAATTACGCGGCAGCGCCGTGGCTCGGGATTGCGCTGCGCACCGCCCAGAACTACGCCAGCGGCGAGCGCCCGGTTCCGGAACCGACGGCGCGGCTGTTGCGTTTGGTGGTCAATCTCAAGCTCGATCGCGATAAGGCGGCGCAGCTGTGGACGACCTAACCGCGAAGGCCAACTTCGACTGGGATGATCCGGCGCACAGGGCGCGCGCGCTCGAGGTCCTGGGCCCGGACTGTTACAACGCGGCATTGCTCGAGCATCGGCGCCGCTCCACCGTCAGCATCATCAATGGCCATGCCATCCATGCGGTAACGTCGCGCTTTGGCCGGATCTTCACGGTCGGCGACAGCGGCCGCGCTTTCGCCAAGCTCGATGATGCCCGCGCCTTCGCGCGCGGCATCAATTCGGACCCCGAGCGCGTAGCTTAAGATCGTCCAACTCTTCGCGCAGCGCGTTCTCGAACCAGTCGCGCGCCCGCTGCCGATCTTCCGCATCGTTGATCGCCGACAGCACTATCGCCGTGGTCGTCGCCAGCGAATTGAGCACCTCGAACACATGCATGCGATCGGGGTCGAACCGCTGATAGTGTGCGCGCACTGCCATCATCATTCGCGTGGTGAGTTGCTGGGTCGCTTCGGCATCAAGATCATCAGGCATCGATCGCGGGCCATTGCGGGACAGTTATGATTTTTCCGGGGTGTTGAAATGCAGGCAGATCAGCGTCGCGATATCCTCGGCGACGGATTTGTAATCAAGATCAATCCGCACGTTCATAATGGCGAGCTGGCACACCGCTGCGCCTTTCTCGTCATGCAACGTCACGGTTTGGCCAACAACAGAGGAGTACGGAACCTTTTTAGCGGTCAAAAACATTGGTCGGTCTCCAGGAAATCCGTCGAGGGTTCCACGAACATTTCCGGTCACCCACAACCCTGTCAGGACGATGCGCGTCGTTCTCGCCTACTAGGACTTCATCGATCTGGTCCCTATCGCGGTTCCATTTCTCCGTCCGTTCGCTCGGCATCTCGTATCTGGCTTAGGGCGGCAACGGCGACGGGGCTCCAGAAATCATGCCCGTGCCCTCAGTACCGACAATTGAGAGGCCGTAATGCCTGCCGATTTGAGTGCTTGGCGAAGCGCAGGTATCCGGGTCTAGAGCCCATGCCAACGCCTGCTTCGCAGCATACAATGCGTCGTAGGTCTCGCCCGAAGGCGTCTGCTGGCACAGTTCCATCAGCTTGTCGTGTTCACGTTGAATGAAGCTCATTTTCATCTCCTTTGGTTAGTGGTTCTGACCGACACTCTGGGTAACGGAATCATCGAGCCCGAGCCCATCAGCGGTCCGGGTGGGGGCAACTCTCTTTTGACCATGGTCATCGGACCGTCCCTCTTGCTCTCTTGCGAGCACGAAAGTTGGATTTTGGGGCTCTTAAGAGCCCACCAACTTGGTATTCTCGGGCCGCTTCATTTGGAACTCAGCCGCCCGTACAAGGTTGGCGGCGTCGTTGCGTAGCGGCTCGTCTGAGTAGTACCAACGGCGGAAGATCGAGCGCCAGCCGGTGTTCTCGGTCGCCATTCGGTGCAAGATGCCGAGCGCTTCACGTAGCAGATAGTGGTCGCTTGGAAGCTGCGGAGTTCCCATAACAGAGTTTGGCGTAGTGTATCCTTTGCTCATTTATTCCTCGTTCTCGGCCATTCGTCACACGTTCAGCTTCAGACCATGCTTGGCGAGCACGGCATTGATGCGGGTGATCACCTGCGTCCCGACATTTGGTTGTCGACGCAACTTGTCTTCGCTGATCGTCAGCAAGTCGCGCACCGTCCGCAGGAACCGGCGCTCGGCAGCATTCGCGCGGCTTGCTTCATAACGATTCCAATTGTCGAAAATCTTGCGCACACGCTTGACGTAATCGAGCCCCCAGTCGACCTGATCAAGCGGGCACTCGAGAAATGCAAAATCGAGCGGGACCGACTTGAACTCGTCTGCCTTCAACGTCGCGATCATCATCGCCCGTTCCAGTAACCGCAACGCTTCGGCAACCCTGGACGTCGCCTGCAGGATCATGTTGATCGGGTTCTCGTCGGCGGCCTTGTCCTCCGCATCGCCCATCATGTGTCCTCATCCGCGTCGTAGAGACAGACGGCCACGATCGCCGCAGGATCGATGAACAATTCGCTGTCATGCATCACCAGCAAATTGAGCGTGGTGTTGAATCGCGCTTTGCCGATAAACGGCCCAGGATCGCCTGTCACGTACACCGAAATCGTTTGATCGTCGGCACGCGCCAGAATGTCCTCGATCTGGCTGAGAGTCATCATGGCTTGTCACACGCGAGCTTGATTGAACGCGGATCGTCGGGACGCCCGGCGGTGGTGATGATGGCGTTAGCGCCACAGCGGCGGCACTCGACGACAAAATACCCGATGCGCGGCGCGGGCCACGGCAGTGCGTCCTTGCAGCCCTCGCGGCCTTGCGAGAGATCGAGATCTTTGCCCAACGGAAAAAGTGGGTTCGGCTGCAGCCTCGGCGACTCGCCGCGATCGATCCAGTGAATTTTGAAGTCGGCGCTCATGGCCCTGGCATCGCCACCATCCTGGCCCGCAAATCGCGCTCGCGCCTCGGTGCAAACAACGCGATGATTGCTTCGGCGGCTTCATCAGCACTAGCGATTTCACCGCGTCGGTAGCGGTGGAGAATCTCGATTACTTGATCACGGATCATGTTCCCTCCTATTGCGCTGGCAGCAATTTACGCGCCTCGGTGTATTGCCGCTCGAGCTGGGACACGGCCTTGTAGCCCTGGTGGAACGCCATGCCGCGCAATATCGGCATGCCGCTGTCGATCGATTCCAACACCTCAGCGCGGGTCGCCAGCCGTCCCTCGCGATAAAACGCAATGTCGATTGGCGCGCCCAGCTCGAACAACAACCCGGCCTTGCCGCGATCCGGCCGAAACGGCCGAAAACTTTGCGTGATATAGATCGCCACCGCGCCGGGATTGCGATCGAGATGCTCGCCCGGCGGCGAGATCGAGCCCTCCGGCAGATCGACCGTGTTCCTCCGCATGCGCGGCTGCGTCAGAAACGGGCAGGCCCGCACCGCATATTCAGCGCAATCGCGATGGCTCGGCGGTTCGCTGATTATCCGGTTGACTATGCACATGGGGCCCAAGACAAAAGCTAACCGGTGCCCTAGCGACTGGCCGCACAGCCAGCACAGTTTCTGCTTCACCGCGCGCTGCATCTTGATCCAATCAAATGCGCGGAAGTCATGGGTGCCATCGCCGAGCTTGGACACGAACCAGGGCACGATATAGCCGCTCGGCGCCACCGGCAGATGCGCCATGCGGCGCGGCACCGGAATGTTGCTGGTACGCGCATTAAGACGCGTTTTCATCTCAGCGACAAAATCATCAGGTGTGCGCTTCATTCGTGCTGTCCTTCGACTTGTTGGATGAATTCGGCAGGCGATAGGCCTTGCTTGACCGCCTGCACCACGGCATCGGGTCCAGTGCCCAGCTGGACGCCGATGGCGGTCATTTCCGTCACGTAGGCGAGCGGGCGGGTGAGATCGCTGCTCGGCGGACGATCATCGTGCGGCCACAGCGGACGTTCATCGATTAACGCATTCACGCGTGTCATGCTCAGTACCTGCAGCGCCAATGCCAGACACCATGATAGCGGAATTCCTCGCGCCGTCCGGGCGCACAGATATCGCGCGGCTTGTCCGGCGCAGCGGGCGGTGCTTGCAACGTCGCGCGCTCTTGCGGCGTGGTGTCGAGCGGCGGCGGCTTGTCCTCCGGCGGGCTCGAGACTTGCAGCGCCGGAATGAGATGCGGCCGCAGCGGCACGCGCAGCTGCTCCAGCTCCTCGGTCCAATTCTGCATTGGCATTCGGATCGGCAACTCGAGCCGCCGGACGATCGTCATGCCATCGCCGTCGCGGGCCAGCACCGGCGACGCCACTTCCTGCATTGATTGACCGAGCAGATAACCGGCGCCCAGAGCGGCCAGGGCGACGATGGCAAGATCACGTTCGCGGTACATTCGCATCGGTTTGTCCTCCCGAGCTTTCAGTCAACTTGTTGCAAGCCGTTTCGACGCTGGTCAGTATTTTCTGAGCGCAATGGAGCTGTTCGCGTGTTGATTCTAGCTCGTCGAACAGCCGTTCAATCGCGCGCGTGCGGCGCTGTGCGGGCGGATCGCGATAGAGAATGCGCTCCGCCATTCCGCGCAAAACATAATCATTCTTGCGATCGCCTTCGCAAAACATCAGCACCAGCCGGGCCAAGAGTATGCCCGCCATGGCACGGTCCAGCTGCGTCAGCTCGGCCGGTTCATCGGTGAAGTCAAAACCGACACCTTGATCTTTGATCGTGAATTTCAGCATCGCCCAGCCCTTGAAGGCGAACCGACGGCACCGTCGGAGGTGAATTCGTAACCGGGTTGACCGCGGCGCCGTCGGCCTTGAGGCACAGGCCTCAAGCTCTGTTAGAAGTGGCCGCCCGAGCCTAGAGGCACCCAAACCCGGGCGGCCGTTCCCCTCTTCCGCGCTGTCATCCGGACGCGGTCGAGGAAGCTTCCAACTCTTTGACCGCCCAGCCGTGCAGCAAGTCGGCGATCTCGACCGGGTGCTCGGCGAGTACCTGATCGTTCTGGGAATGCAGCGATTTGGCGAGCAACATCATGTCGTAATAGCTCAGCCGTGAGAGTTGCTGAGCAATCGATTGCAGAGCGCTGCTACGTGGCACCGGCGAATGCTCCGGGTGGGTCGATCCGAGCGATGCGACCGGCTCGGGCCCGTTGGGTTTGTTGGCTGGTTGTAGTGTTCGCAGCCTCTCGTGCACGACTTTGCTGATATCGCCGGTTAGTCCTTGTCCTTGGTCTGTCACCTGCTTGTCCTCCTTGCGTGGTGAGTAGTAGTCTACTTGTCGGTTTCCCAACCTCTTTGCCAAGCCGTGACCAGGGCCTGATTGTCCCGATACTCTGGCGGCACCGCGCGCTTCTGCTGGCCGCGGTTACGATCGGCAATGCCGCGCTGGCGGGCGGCTTCGATCGGATCGGTGAATAGATTAGAGGGAGCGGCGGCCGGGCTCGAATCAGCCGCCGCTCCAGCCGCCGAGCGTTCCGGTTCAGCGGCAGCACTCGCCGGGGTTTTGGTCTCCGCGGCCGAGTGTTCCTGATTCGTTGATGATTCGGTCTCTGATTCGGTCAGCGGCGCTGATGCATCGGTTTCGGATGGCAATGATTCGTTTTGCTTGTCCCCAGGTTCGTCATCGGGTGCAAATACATCGAAGGCGTTTTGCAGGGACGTCGGCCGCGGTGCGGGCTTCACCGCCTCGCGTTTATCGCCAGCGCCCTGGAAGTCGTACAGGGAGTCATCTGCGTGAATGAGCCGGTCGAGATCAGTGCTCATGGGCAACGACTTGGCGTGATGTTTGACGACGGTTTTTATGGCCATCTCAGAATACGATTCCTTGACGCTCCAAGGGCCCTTGCGCGAACGCGAGAATTTTTTGCGAATGTCCTCGACTTCCTCGATCGGCATCACGTCGCGTGAGATCGTGCCATCATTGAACACGGCAATCGAATACACGTATTTGATCGGCCGGGTGCGGCCGCCGGGCTTGGGCTTGTGGCGGATAAACGGTTCATCGCCCAGCTCGTAAGCGAACTCGTCACCCTCATAAACTGCGTGCGCATGCAGATCCTTGATCTCGCCTGAATTGCGAACCTTCTTGCGAATGCCAAAGATCATCGGAAGGTAGCCTGCGAGATCGGCGCGGCTGCGGGCTCGAGGGCTGTCGTCGTCTGTCTCTTCGCCGAACGGGACAATCGCGGCCTCACGACCGTCCGGAAGCAACCCGTCCTGGGCGCAGCGCACCGCGGCATTGAAAAAGCTCTGCTTACTGCAGGCCATCAGTTTGTGATTGTTCTGCAGCGCAGTCATCACCACGCGAAGAAACCGCTCGACTGGGATATGCGCCGGAAGGGCCATCTTGAACTGATCGCTCATGCGATTTACGTCCGCGCGCCACTCGTCGATCAGACGGACGGCCTTGCCACTAGTCGGCTGCAATTCGTTGCTCATGCTTTTTTCCTCGCTGGCGTTGTTGGTTACTAGTTTGTTCGCTCTGCGTCGCCCAGCGGCAATTGCCGGGCTCGTAGTTGCCATCATTGTCGATGCGGTCGATAGAATGAGCCATCGACGGCTTCCGTCCCATATCAACGAGGAAGTTAGCAAAACTCTTGCGCCAGCGTTCGCAGACAGTAATGCCGCGGCCGCCATAATATTTGAACACAGGATTGCGTGGGTTCTCACATCGTCCGATCAATCCCTTCCAAGCGATATGTTCTGGACTAAGGCATGCGCCGTGAGTTGTTGCCATTGTTTTTGCTGATTTCGCGGCGATCTCTCGCTGCAAACAACCGCAGGATCGTGTAGTACCGGCAGTCAGTCCGTCGCCGCGACAAGAAAGCTCAGTGCCACAATCGCATCGGCACTTCCATAGCGCTCGATTGCGTTTATCCCTTCCAGCGTAGTTGAGAACGGCTAGACGCTCGAAACGCCATCCATGAAGATTCACGCGCGCGCTCATGGTGCGCCTCGTTTGATAGGAATGCTCAGGACCAGCCGCGCCGTACGTGCCGTGTCGACTGCTTGGTCGTCGAACGGAATCCGGATCGACACGTGGTCATCGATGCGCACGGCGATATAGCCGTCACCGATGCTGGCAACAGTGGGTAGCTCGAGTTCCAAGCGTAGGTCGTCGTCGCTCATGCCGCCTCTTACTCAGCCGCGACTAAGCGGAGCGGAGCTGGTTCCGGCTTGGCTTCTGGCTCGTCATCGCTTTTTTGCAAACGTTTGAGCCGCGAGGCCGAGACTTCGCGCGCGCGTTTCAATTGCCGTCGCAGTTCCCTGTTTTGTCCTTCCAGATGTTCCAAGCGTTGGCGGCTGAACGATCCGCCATCGAGAACAGTGGTCAGGGCCCCGCTCGCCCATTCGAACAGATTGTCGTCCGGGTCCATGCGCTCAACTCCCCAACTGGAATTGAAATAATAGTCGCGCACCGAAATCTGCCCGCAGACATGGTTATGAGCGACGCGTTTTGCTTCCGGGTACAAGCGGCACCAGCCGTCAAGCATACCACCGTGATTCCTGACGTAACGGATGGCAGTGAATTGGTCCCATTCTCTGCCGCAATGGGATTCGCACTGGTTGGTCTCGCGTTGCTGCTTGTGTTCCTGCGGTTCAGCTGGTTGGAAATAACGACAGATTAAACATGGCATGGTTGTCTCCTCTTCATGCCGCCTCTTGCTTGTCGCGTTTGACGGTGAGCTGGCGATAGTCGACCGGCGGCGCGACGTAGCCACGGCGGTGCCGCGACTTCCAGGCCACGCGCCAGCCGCGCACGATGGCGAATTCAGCATCACCTAGTTTGGCTTTGATCTCGGTCTCGGCCATGTCGATCTCAGTCTCGAGTCGTTTCTTTTCCGCAGCATCGCGTTCGATCGCCTCGACCAGTTCGAGCATGCGATTATCGCCGCGCAGATCGATCACCTTGCCCGGCGCTTCGTGCGGATAGAGTGCATCGATGATGCCGCTGTCGCGATCGAACGCGGGTTTTGGCTCGCGGCATTCGGCGACCGCTTGCCAGAACGCTGCAGCCGCGGCGCGGATCTTGGCTTGGGCGCCGTCGTGATGTGGCACCTCGTATTCGTACACCTCAAAGGTGAAATCGCCGACCACCAGCGGGGCGATGATGCCCCAGCGGGCGCCGGTGAGCATCAGCTCGGTCTGCGCCTGCAGCGCGATCCAGAACGGTGGATTCTCCGGCGTCCAATGCTTGCGATAGATGCTCGAGGCGACGGTTTTGGTTTGCAACAATCCCGGCCCGCGCGGATCGCCGTCGATCAGGAAGTCGGGCGTGGCACCAATGCGGGCGGCGGCATCGCGGTAGTAGAACCGGTTGCGGATGATCTTCCATTTCTTGTAGCGCTTCTTGATCTCACTCGCCACCACCGGCTCGAGCGCGAGCCCGCGCCGCATCACCGCCGTCGTTTCCGGATCGGGCAGCTCGGCGCCGCGATGACGCGCATAGAGCGCGAAGATCGTGGTGTAGGGATGCACGTCAAACAATGCGCCCATGACGCTCGCCGTGAGATCCTCGGTGCGCTCAAGCGGGAAGCCGCCGCCGCGCGGAAGAGCGATGCGTTCGATCGTCATCAGTTACCTAATTGTGATCGTTCGAGCCGCGACAATTAGAGAACGCACGCCGCTGTAAAGTCAAGCTCGGCTTTACGACAAAACGCGCGCATGGGATAACTGCACGGAGTGCTGAGGTGCAACTCTTGACCGCAGCGACACCGGCGCCGTAGCGTTCATTGGTAAAGGTTAGCGATAGCGATGAGCATGGTTCTGCAGAAAGCGGCGGTGGCGGAAAGTGTTTGGAGCGAGCTAAAGCATAGCCAGCCCCGTATGATGAGCGATATCGCGCAAGCCATTGGCATTCGGGTGCAAGCGGTGTCGCAGTGGCGGCGTGTGCCGATCGAACGTGTTGATGTCGTCGCGCGGGTGACCGGTATTCCCGCGCAAAAGCTGCGGCCGGACTGGCCGTGGCCCCCGCCGATCTCGGCGCCGCTGGCGCCTGCCAAACCACGCAGCACTAAGAGATCATCCGCGCGCTAACTGGACTCGGTTCGAGTCATTGGGAGGCTGCGATGTCCCAGCGGGCATCCGGGTACGCGCGGCGTGCGGATGAGGAGTATCCGACCCCGGGTTGGGTGGCGGTGACGATCGGCGACTACCTCGCCAAGCGGGCGCTGCACATCTGGGAACCGGCGGCCGGGCATCCGGCGCTCGCCCGCGCGCTCAAGGCCTACGGCTACCGGGTGACGGCAACACGCAGCGATTTTTTCCTGCGCACCCGCCTGCCCGATGACCGGGTCGACGCCATCGTAACGAACCCGCCCTATGGCGACGACAAGCGCGGCCAGATCGCCGCAGACTTCATCCGCCATGCGCTGAGCCTGCCGGTGCGCACTGTGGCCATGCTGCTACGGGTCGACTTCGATAGCGCAAAAACGCGTGTGGATCTCTTCCGCGACAACCCCAGGTTTGCCGCCAAGCTGGTACTGCTCAACCGGGTGAAATGGTTCGAGGGACCGAGCGCGCCGTCCGACAATCACGCGTGGTTCCTGTGGGATGCTGCGCACCGCGGGCCGCCGCGGCTGGCCTATTGCGAGCGAAAGGAAGCGCAATGAAGCGGGTGCTGGTGGAGAGCCCCTATGCTGGCGAGGTCGACGATAACGAAGCCTACGCCCGCGCCTGTCTGCTGGACTGCCTGCGCAGGGGCGAAGCTCCGTTCGCTAGCCACCTGCTCTACACCCAGGTGCTCGACGACGCCAAGCCGGGCGAGCGCCAGCTCGGTATTGCCGCCGGACTGGTATGGGGCGCCTGCGCCGATCTCGTCGCGGTCTACATCGATCGCGGCGTCTCCTCGGGGATGCGCCGCGGCATCGAGACGGCGACCGACGCGGGCCTTCCGATCGAGGAGCGACGCCTGCCCCCGGAGCGGCCGGAGGACGGCGAGGTGAAGATCGGCCAGCCGGAGCGGCCGCACAAGAAGATCAGCGTCCAGCGCGCCAAGCCGACGCGCATTGCCGAGAAGCGCGAGCCGGAGGTTCCACGTGAAACAAAAACCGATTGAGCCGCACCGGTGCCACCGTTGCCATGCGCCGATTGCGGACGGCTTCAGCTTTTGCACCGATTGCCGTCGCGATATCCGGCGCGAGGCCGCCAAGCGGGCGACCCAGAGCCGCAAGCGCCGCGCCATCACCCTGGCCAAGCCGGGAGGTGCGTAGGGTGGCACGGCTCGGGCAACCGGATCTCTTTACCAAACGGGTGCGCAGCCTGCCGCCAACTCCTGAATTCAAGCTCCATGTCATGGTCGCCGACGTGCTCGCTAAATGGCTAATGTGGGGATGGCGATCCAATCATATCGCCTCCGGTGAGTACCGGCCCGACGCCACCGCCGGGCGGCTCAAGCGCATGGGCCTCATTCCTGGCTGGAGCGACTTCATCCTGCTATCGCCCAAGCCACGCACGCTGGCGCATTTCCTCGAATTGAAGCGGCGCGGCGGCAAGCTCAGCGATCACCAGAAACTATTCGCCGACTACTGCCAGGAACATGGCTATCCGTTCGCGTGTGTCGATCGCTTTGACGACGCGGTGGCCGTCTTAAAGCAATGGGGTGCTCTGCGCGTGAGCATTTCGGCATGAGCGACGACGGGTAAAAAATACTTGGAGGCGGAATGTCTTGTTGCTGACAGAATTAGGAAGTCGACCAATGGCGGCAGATGAACATCACGCGCCTTCTCTGGGTTTGTTTGAAGTTGGATTCGCCTCATGGTCGCGGGTATTGAGTGTCAGTATCAATGACGATGTGCGGCTGTCGAATTTCAGCAATGCCTGCCGCGAGGCGGTGACCTACGTCGGCAAGGGATTAGACAAACCGATTGCGGTCGACACCTTGCTCGAGCTGGCGGAAACGCACGGCTTGGTCGAACAGGCCGGACTCGAGAACATCGAAGCGATGATCGGCCGCGCGTTCGAGCCGCCCACGTTTGCCGAGGCGCCGCAGCCGAAGGTCAACGGCGGCGCCGAGCCCGCGCCGGAGCGAGAGCAGCAGCCGCAGCTGCGCTATGCCACGCTCTACATCCCGCCCAATCCGATGGAGATTCCGCGCCGCGGCTGGCTGTATGGCGGCCACTACATCCGGCAAGCGGCAACGGCGACGGTGGCGCCGGGCGGATTCGGCAAGACCACATTGACGATTCACGAGGCGATCATGATGGTCGCCGCCGGGCTCGCGGTTTGGTATTTGTCCGGCGAGGACCCCAAGGTCGAGATCGACCGCCGCATTGCCGCGCATTGCCTGCATCATCAGGTTAATCTGAGGACGTTCACCGGGCGCCTGTTTGTCGACGACAAAAGCACGTTTCCGCTGACGATCGCTACCGCGCCACGCACCGGCGCGGTCAAGTTCAACGATCAAGCGTTGACTGAATTCGAGCACGCGATCCTGGCCTCGGAGATCGACGTGGTGATGCTCGATCCGTTCATCGCCTTTCACACCGTAGCCGAGAACGACAACGGCTCGATCGACGCGGTGACCAAGCGGCTGGCGGCGATTGCGCAGCGCACCGACAGCTGTCTCGAGATCTCGCACCATGTGCGCAAGCCGTTCATGGGCCAGGGCACGTTGACGGTCGACGATGCCCGTGGCGGCTCGGCGCTGATCAATGCCGTGAGGTCGGGCCGGGTGATCAACCGCATGACCCAGGCCGAGGCCGAGAACGCCAAGATCTCCAACGAGGACCGGCACTTTTACATTCGCGTCGACCGCGGCAAGCGCAACATGGCGCCGCCCGACAAAGCGAGCTGGTTCCATCTGGTGTCGAAAGAGATCGCCAATGGCGACAGCGTGCAGGCGCTCGAGGAATGGGAATTCCCGAAAGCGGCAAAGCCGACCGAGGCGGATATCATCTGGCTGCGGGTGGTGATGTTCGATCGACCGCTTGGCTTCGACCGACGCTCACCGGATTGGATCGGCGATGTTCTCGCCGAGCACTTCGAACGCGATCCGGATGACGAGGCGGATTTGAAATGGATCAGGCAAACCGTCGCCCACCTCGTCAAGGAAAAGGTGATCCGCAAGACCAAGCTACGCAACAAGAATTCCAAGGAACGCACGCACTATGTCCTGTGTGATGCCAAACCACATCTGACCGTGGTGCCACGCGACGGCGAGCCACCTCCGGCTGACGAGCTGCCGCTCGACGACAATGGCGATGATGACGATGAGCCGGACGATGACGATCCAGCCTGATCCTCCGCGATAATTTTTAGGACCACAAGTGAGGTGTCAAAAATTATCGGAGGTACTGCGGTCATGCTGGTCCGCGTCGTTGCTGAAGCTCAGCGATACAGGAACGGCGGCCCGTCCTCGATCGGCTCGGCCCATACCCGACCGCTGCCATAATTCTCGACCCGAAAACCTGCCCGGCAGCTGGCATTGCCGCAATAGATGATGCCGGGCCGCTCCTCGGCATAAAAGCCTTCCTCGTCGCAGCGCGGGCAGCGGTTGGCGGCGATGCAAAGGCCGAGATCGTTACTGCGCGGGAATCCGTTCGAACGCGGAATAACAATCGGTTGCTGGTGTTGCAGGCGCGGAACGATGATGATGATCAGTGCGACGATCAGCGCGATCATCACCATCGCGGCGAGAGGTGCCCACCACATACCCAATTTTTCCGTCATGGCGGCAGGCCTGGGACCCCAAAATCGATCAGCCTGCCGCCCGGGCAGGACAAAGAGCGGTGGCCGCCGCAAACTGTCCCACCGATCCGCTGGCGCCCGAAGGCGCCAGCGGAGTTAACTGTTAGGTCAGGCGAGGCGCGGCGCGAACATCTTGCGCTTGTTGCGGAAGGCAAAGCCGAGCCCGACAAAGCCGAGCAGCAGCATGCCCCAGGTTGCAGGCTCTGGTACAGCCGCCACAGCCGTTTCGATGCGGTTGTGTTCGAAGGTGAATAGACTTCCGGTGGAATCGGTTAGCGTTAGCGAGTTGATCACTTCACCGTTGATGGCGTTCACCGTGAACCCGGACTGGCCATTACCGATAGTGCCGAGATCAAAGTTGAACGTTCCGTCCGTAGCGTTCACGGCCAGCTTCACGTCGCCTGTGCCCGTCAAACTGAACACCTCCGTCGTGGTACCAACTACGACGGTGTTGGTCGGGTCGAACACTTGATCGGTCAGACTACTGGTGTTGCCAATCTTTATGTCGTTGCCGTTGGCAGCGAACGTAAAGCCGGTCGATAGGTTCGTGTAACGAACCACATCGAGATGCTGGCCATTGAGATGACCTAGAGCACTGTTGGTGCTCGAGGAGTCGGCGACGACGTTGTCGCCCGTCCCGCTCAGTTGAGGAAGGACTGTAACGTCTGCCATCGCTGGCGACGCCAGCGCAAAGCACAGTGCCGCCGTGCCAAGTAGAAGTTTTTTCATTTGGTCCTCGTTTTAGTTGTTGATCTTAGACTTCGGGTTAGATTGGCCACCGCGCGTACGCGACAGCCGTTGTTGTTGCGCTTCCGCTAGGCAACGCCGAGAACGCGGCGACGCTTGTGGAAGGCAAACGCCAAGCCGACGAAACCGAGGAGCATCATGCCCCACGTCGCGGGCTCAGGAACGGCGGCACTAATATCAATACCGCCGTTGAACGAGCCTTCTCCGACCGAGGTGATCGTGTAGTGCTCATCAGCAGTAAACAGCGCACCGGCGAATGCAGCGTTGGTCGAAAACGCTGAGTCAGACACCCCGGTGAACAACGGAGTGGTGGCAAGCGTAACGCCGTTGATGGTGGTGCGCTCGATCACGGACCATCCCGCCGTCTGGCCGCTGACCGAAAATGACGACAAGAAGTCTTGCAGCGCATTCGGCCCCTTGAGGCCGGTTGCAGTGATGTCCAGGACCAGCGTGTGAGTGCCGGTCGTGGTCTGATCAACGTCCAACGTGTTGCTCGACAAGATGCCGGGAGGCGCTAGAAACGTTTCTGAGTTGATGCTCAGCGAATTCAGGTTGAATGCGCCGAACGATTGGTTCGTGACAGTTAAGCTACCGTCAGGGCTGGAGGCAGAGCCTGCCACCACTCCGTCAACCGTCGCCGTTAGGTTGATGGCGTCGGCATAAGCAGCTGACGCCGATAGCGCGCTGGCCGCAGCCAACGCGACAAGAAGTTTCCATGTCATTGGGAGTCGCTCCACTGTGGGGTTCAACGCCGCACTCACTCACCGCGGGCCGTGGTCCGCGTGTCGCCGTTTGTTTGACTCAGAGATTCCCAAGCGCGGCGACCTTATGCCCAAAATGTCGCACGCGGTATATATCTAACGATAGTTCCGCTTAAGTTTTCCCCGTTGTCCGCGGATGACCGCAGCTCTTAAGCTCTGCGCATGATTCACCGCTTCGTCCCGCGTGGCATTGCGCCGCCGACCTACCGGCGCACGGTGCCGCAATGGCTGCGCGCGCTGAGCGATCCGCCGCCGGTGTTCGATGACGACGAAGCCTATGAATTGATTGCGCATATCCGCAATACCGGGCAACTCGGCTCGGGCGAGATCCGCGAGGTCGATTCCTGGTATGGGCGACCGTGGGCGTCTGCCACGGTGGCGGCGCCGGTCAGCAAAGACGCCTCCGAGCGCACCAACGCCGAGATCCGCGCCGCCATGGCGGTCGAGGAGGCCAGGGCCGAGGCGCAAGCCAAAGCCCGGCGCGAGCAGTTCGCCAAAGAGCTGGTGCAGCTGCGCAAGCAGGTGGCCAAGCGCAAGGCCGAGCGCGATGAGCGCGACCGCCGCCGTCGTGAACATGAGCGTGCGCAATGGGAAGCGGCGCGCGAATACGAGCGCCTGCAGCTCGAGCGCCAGCGTGAGCAGGCCCGGCGCGATCGCGAATGGAACGAAGCCACCGCCAAGGCCGATGCCGAGCTGGCGGCGAAGATCCTGGCCAAGCAGCGGGTGCAGCAAGCCGAGGACATGGCGCATCGCCAGCGGGCGCCCGACCCCAACATTGTCCTCAAGCTGGCGCATGAGCATCGCAAGGCGGAAATTCTTCGCGCGCTCGAGGCGCTGCGTCAGCAGGGCGTGCGCGATATCCGCGTCGGCGATCTGATGCGGGTGATCGGTTGCAGCGATGAAGCCGAGATCCATCGCTGTGTGCAGGAACTGGGATTAGCGTGGCGGCCGGGATGACCTGGGAAAACGGTTAAGTTCGACTTGAAAGTGCGCGGATCTCGGCGCAGCCTTGGTGGTCTCAACCGCAAAGGATGGCCCGATGGATCAGCAGCTTGTAAATGACCACAAAGCCCTGAAATTTCGCGAGATCGCCGAGCGCCGAGTTAATGCGATCGTGAAGGCATTGAGGTTGATCGGCAACCTATCGCGCAAGCACAGCTATCAATACTCCGACTTGGAGGTTGATAAGATGTTCAGCGCCTTGCGCGATGCGTTGGACACCACGGAGGCGAAATTCAAGGACAATCCGCCGCCGGTCCAACCCGGATTTCGGTTCGAGTGATCTGTTCAGCTTCCAGTATGGCGTACGGAGTCGTCCGATGGCTGACGACGACGATGATGATGATGACGATCAGGGCGCGTTCCGGTTCACCGATCCGCAGACGTCGCGCGATGCCGCGAAGTCGATCAAGGTCGGACCGATCATGTGGAAGATCCTTGAATATCTGCAGCACCAGCCGATTCCGCGCAACGGTCAGGAAATCACCGATGCGCTCGAGCTGGTGTCGATCACGGTGGTGCCGCGGCTGGCGCCGATGCGACGCTGGGAGCTGATCGTCGACGTCGGCACCAGCGTCAACCCGCGCTCGGGCCGCATGCAGATGGCCTATGTGATCACCGACAAAGGCCGCAAGTTGCTCAGTAAGGACGCCGTCTGAGATGCATCGGGCTCGGGCGCAGGAAGCACAGCGGCAAGCCATCATCGAACATGACCAGCGGACCGTCGCCGTAGCCATAGGCGATCAGCGCGCGGAGGATGCGCAGGCGGGCGATGTGCAACGAGGTCATGATTGCTTCCCCAGTTTTCTGTCTCGACTGATTCAAAAAAAAGCCTAACATTCGCAAATGCGTATACGCCTCACCCAGATTGACGGCAAGCTGCCCAATCTCGCGCTGATGAAGTTGGCGCACTATCACAAAGCGCGCGGCGACGAAATCGTCTTTTCTAAGCAGATCGAGCGTCCCAATACCGAACTGAACTACGATCGGGTTTATGGCTCGGCGATTTTCTCGTTCTCGGCTGAGCGAGTGACGAAGTTCAAGCAGCACTGGCCGAATGCGTTCGTCGGCGGCACGCACAATGTGCTCGATAACATCACTGTCGAACAAATGCTCGGCATTGAGGAGTACGAACACTATGACTATTCGATTTTTCCAAACTTTGAAGGTTCGATCGGCTTTACACAGCGCGGGTGTAGGCTCAAGTGCGGGTTTTGCGTCGTGCCGAAAAAAGAAGGTAAGGCGCGGTCAGTAAACACTATCGAACAAATTTATCGCGGCGAACGGACGCCAGACAATTTTAAGGCGGCGCTGAAGCGCTGGAAGGATCAGTTCGCCGAGCATGAGCGTAACAAACCGCAATTGCTCGATCTATTTCCCTCCGTTGAAGAACAACATAAATGGGAACTGCAAAAAGCTGCATTAGAGAAGGACAAACCTGGCAGATATCACAAACTGCATCTACATCTACTCGACAATGACTTCTTTGGCCAGCCGCGCGAACAGTGGCAGGCACGGATGCGTGAGATCATTGATGGTAAATTCAAGGTCTGTTTTAATCAGGGCATCAACACACGCATGATTGATGATGAAAGTGCCGAGGCGCTTGGTTCAATCCAGTTATATGACGACAGTTTCAAAACACGGCGTCTCTACACCGCGTGGGATAATCTCGGCGACGAAGAACGATTTTTCAAAGGCGTCGATACGCTCGAACGGCACGGCGTGAAGCCGTACAGTTTGCTGGTTTACATGCTGGTCGGCTACGACAAGCGCGAGACTTGGGACCGGGTACTCTACCGGTTCCGGCGTATGACCGAGCGTAAGATCCGACCCTACCCGATGGTTTATGGCGATCGGCGACGGCAGCTCGAGCCGCAGCATCCGAGCTTGGGTCATCGCACTCTGGCCGAGTTCCAGCGTTGGGCCATACGTAAATACTACACCGTTGTTTCGTTTGAGGATTATGACGGCTCGGCCACAGAAAAGTTGGTCAAGACGGCAGATGGTTACCAGCCGCTATTAGCACTCACGGATGACTCTGTGTAAAAGCACAGACAAGCACGGCCACGCACACGAGTTTTAATTTGACTCTCGCAATATCGGCGCGCACCATCACACACGCACCAGCACATCAGAGCTGGTTTTTCTAGCGAGAGGAAATCAGCCATGCCCGAGCAATCAGTGTTCGAGGAAATTATGTTGCATCATCCTCCCCCACTGCGAATCGAGCACACGTTAGCCAAGGTTGATCTGATCGACTTTGATCTCGACAACCCACGGCTCCGCTACCTGCGTAGCCTCAATCCCGGGAAGTCCGACAGCGATCTGCTGTTTGACGATAACGACACCAAATGGCTCAAAGGCGATATCAAGGAAAAGGGGTTGCTTGACGCGCCATACGTCAAGCGCATTGCAGGCGGTCGCCATATCTGTGTCGAAGGCAACCGCCGACTGGCGTGTATGAAAAGCCTCACAGCTGAGTTCCCGGACGATGCCAAGTTCAAATGCATCCAGGTCCGGGTCTTGCCAGAAACGACGACAGAGGCCCAAGCCGCATTGCTCATGGCCTCGTTCCACGTCGCAGGCAAGTTGCAATGGGATGCACACGAAAAAGCCGGGCACATCTACCACATGACGCACGTGCTCAAAATCCCAGAAGAGGAACTGAAAAATACACTCCACATGGGTGCTCCGGCGATCAAGCGCACCGCCGAATCATATCGCATCCTACGCGAAGTGTTTTGTACGATTGATCAGGGTGCCTACGCAAAGGATGCGGACGGTAAATGGTCTTTCTTCTCCGAAATGGTCAAGGATAAGCAATTGCGATCCCGCTATCACGAGAAGGACCCACGCTGGTGCGAGACATTCTCGCGTTGGGTGGGTGAAGGCCGCATCCCGAATGCTGCCGATGTACGTGCACTCCCGGAGATTCTGGCACAGTCAAACGCGCGCAGAATCTTTGAAACTTCGCCCGCTGAGGAAGCATTCCGACTGTCTCGCATGGAGACCGATCGCAGCAATCCGGCCAATATGAGCACTTTCTACAAGCAACTCCAAAAACTGCTTGATACGCTGATGGCCGCTGAGTTCAGGGACATCGAGCTCGCCGGTAATAACGAGGCCGCCAAACTGCTCTTGCAGGACACCTACGCCAAGATCGGCGAATTCATGGAGCGGGCTGGAGTCCGTGTCATGCCGTCGTCGACTCGTCGCGTCGCCTGAAGCAGACGCCTACCCTAGCGATCGCATTTCCCAATCCGATCGCTAGGTCCTCAGCAAAATCAGATTTCGAACCAGGGTCATTCCCATGGCTATGGACAACTTTGCTGTGCGCCAACTTGCCGATGGTCGGTGGATATGTATCGAGCTTGATCCCGATCCACCTTGGCGATCGTTTGAGCGTGAGACCCCAACGTGGCTCTGTCGCGAGCTTCATAGCGAGCCAGGGAGTAACCCAGATCAGGAAAGTGTTTTACGCCACCTCGGCGACGATCTCACTTTTCGGCAATGTCGCTTTGACGTCGTGGCCGAGCAGCTCGAGCAGCACGCGGACACGATCCTTCCCGCTCATACCTTGGTAGATGCCACCAAGGCCGCCCCAGAGATCGTTGCGATTGACGACACGGATGCGATCGCCAAGCTTGAGCACTTTGGGCTCAGGTAGCCGAATAAGCCCGCCGCGCTCCTTAGCTTTGATCCGGTTGATCTCGTTTTCCGACACGCAAGCTGGTTGATCGCCAGCGAGGAGCACGTCGAGAATGCCGATGCACGACTTGATCGGCGACCATCGGTCAATCACCCGAACGAACAGGTACGACCGGAACAACGGCTCAATGCGCGAGATGGTCCGCGTGCGCTGGCTGCGATCGCGTACGTGGTAGACCGTCTTGATGCGCGGTAAGTACGTTTCGTAGCCGAATCGGCCAAGCCAGAGGGCAGCTGTCGTCTCGCGCTGGTTCTCGGTCTGAGCAACGGACCAGTACGCCAATTGCGCGCCTCGCAGCTGCGGGTGGCTCGAGGCCGCACTTTGCGGTCAACAGTGCTGACCTGTCAACGCGGGATCACAGCGTCCGCCGCCGTGTCCAGTCTTATTAAATCGGGGTAGGTCACTTTTTGGCTTTAAGCACACCTTTCAGTATTATCCGTTAACGAACAACAACCTATTTTGGGATTGGCGGGTTTTTCGCTACGTTTGGCAGTATGATTGGCGAAAACGCGGAGGTAAAAAAGCGCCGTCTTGTCACCGAATTTCCGTTCGCCAACTTCTTTTGCCGACCTAAGTAAAATTAGGTCGGCAAAAGTAGCCGCTAAGTGGCTTTGACGGACGGAAATTAGGTTCGGCGACAAGTCGGCGATTTCCCTCGGCGGCCAACTGCCCAAAAGATCAAATAGAGAACATCCGTTCCGCGTCCAGAAAATGCGCTCAACGGTCAGTTCCCCACCACATCTTGCGTCGAATGCCCGACTAGGATAATAATCGGTTCGGGCCAAGGGACGAATTATCCTCACAACGCACTGTTTTTGCGAGGTTTTTGCGCGTTTTCCGCGTCAACCTCCCGCGCGGAGCGCCTCCGCTCCGCTGGCATCAACACCCGAACGGGCGCAAGATCTGGATAGTTCTTCCCAGGTACGGCCCACGTGCATGTGAGCACCCGATCTTGCGCCCACTCCCCACCTGCAAGCCCGATCGCTGGCGCCGCGTCGCATGGTCGGCTTGGTATAACCACGTCGACTGGAAGCGCCGCCGAGCCCACCAGCTGCGTAAGCAGCCATGGTGTGCCCTGTGTGAGCAACGCGCCATCCCTACAGCTGCGACCATCGCTGACCACGTCGTGCCGCATGCCGGTAATCGAACAGCGTTCCTCACTGGCAAGCTCCAGTCACTGTGCAAGGACTGTCACGATGGTGCGAAGCGGCTGCAGGAATTGCGAGGCCATGCGCCGGGCTGCGATGAGCTTGGCAATCCACTCGATCCAACGCATCCGTGGAACCAGTAGGCTACCGCAATACCTCACAACCAACCTCCTCCGGTACCACAAGGAAAGAGAAAA